TCATTCATTGACTGTTTTCCCCCGTCTGTTCCCCATGCCGGGCAGGCTGTCCACACGGTCCCACTCGTCGCGCGACACCACATGCGCATAGCGCTGCGCGCTGCGCGGATCGCGCCAGTTCTTGGTCGCCGCCAGGCCCTGGACGTCGGCGCCGCCGTAGCGGCGCATCCACGTCGCCCAGGTGTGGCGGAAGGTGTGGAAGCCGACGAAGCCGAGCCGGAACGGCGGCTTCTTCCATCCGGTCGGGCGCCGCACCGGACACGGCACGCCGCAGACCGCCATGGTGGCGCGTAGCAGCAGATGCTTGAAATGGCCGCCGTCCTTGAAGCGGAATAGCCGCTCTCCGGCATGGCCCTCCAGATGCGCCCGCAGGCGCTCCAGGATGTCCTGCCGCAGCTTGAGCATGCGCGGCTCGCCGTTCTTGGAATTGCGCAGCCAGGCCGCGCTCTCGTCCGGCTGGGTATCCTCGGGCAGGAGCTTCAGGCCCTCGCTCTTGCGGATGCCGGTAGAGAGCAAAGTGAGCAGATACAACCCGAATTCCGGGTCGATCTTGTCGGCCTCGTCGATGACGGCAAACGCATCGGCCGGCCACATGAAGTCGGTTTTTTCGTTGCCCTTGGCGCCCTTGGGACGGTGGATGACGGGGCACTTGTCGCCCAGCGCATGGTGCAGCACGGCTGAAACCGGCGTGTAGACGTAGCAGTTCCGCGTGGCGGGCGAGACCTGCGGGTAAAGTGCTGTCGCCGCGTCGTCGATCGCCGCCTGGTCCATCGCGGCCAGCGGCGTTTCGCCGAACCGCCTGATCAAGGCCGCAAGATATTTGCGGCGGCCGCCGGCCTGCATGTAGGCGACGGCGGCGCTCAGGAAGGTCGGTTGCCCTGAACGAGGCTCAGCTTCGGGCGCCGGCCAGGCGCCGTGCTCTTCGATGCAGTCCTCGATCTTTCGGCGTTGCTTGAGAGCGAGGGATCGTTTGTGAGTTCCGCTGCTAGTTTCCACGCGGAATCCGAGGTGGGTGCCCCGGATTTCGAAGTTCGGCGTTTTGCCGGGACGGGGCGGCCTGAGCTGGAGCGGCACCGGACTTCCTTCCGTAGGGCGCTTTCGATGCGGACAAGGTCGGTCTGATGAAAAAGCTTATCCCGTCCCGCCGGCGTATAATAGGGCTCCCCGGCCTTGTCCGCGGGATGGGCGCGGATCCAGTCCCGCAGCCAGCGCGGGGTCTTGCGCAGCTCGGCGGCGGCCTCTTCCAGGGTCAGGCGGTTCATCCCGGCATTCCCGGCGCCGGCGCCGCGGCCTCGGGCCGATCGCGCCGGAGATGCCGGGCCAGCGCGGTGCGCAGCTCGCCGGCGCGTTCGCGGTGGTTGTCGGCATTGATACGGCGGCCGCGGATGTTTTTCGGCTCGGTGCATGCCTGCGCCCATTTCAGCTCGCGCCGCGCGGCGGCCTCGGCGGCGGCGAGGTCGCGCCGGATCAGCGCCTCGCTGCGGCTGCGCTCGGCCAGCACGACCTCGGAATGGTTGATCACGGCCTTTCCGTCCGCGACCAGGCGCTCGACGACGATGTCAGGCACCCGCGCGGTGCCGAAGCGCCAGCCGGCCGAACGGCGCACCAGCGAACCGCGCAGCAGGAAGGACAGGGCGCGGCGTTCGGCGCAGAGATCGCGGGTGGTCATCGCGAGCTCATCATGACGGCGGCGACGGCGCCATGGCGCGCCTCGAACAGGGCATCTCCCGCCAACGCCACCACGTCGCCGAAACGAAAGCCGCGATCCGTCAGGCAGCGAATGGCGTCGCGCTCGCTGGCGGTGGCCTTGTAGATGCGCAGCTGCGCGGCCATGGCGCGGACGATGTCGCGGTCGGTGCTCACAGCGACGCTCCCGCCAGCTGCTGCGCCCGGATGTTGGCGGCCGGCCCGTGCTCGTCGAGCTGGGCGCCGGTCCAGCCCAGCGTCTTCAGGTCGTCGCGGCAGGCGCCGCCCTCGCGCTGCGAGGCATGGCGGAAATCCTCGGCGAGCTGACGCACCGCGGCCGAGCCGACCAGGGCGGCGCGGGGCGGGACGAAAGCGCTGTCGATGAAGGCGGGAATGAGGGGCTGCGACGGCAGAAAGCGCGGCCGCGCGGTCAGGCGGTTGCAGTGGCGGGACGTGCGAGGCATGAGGGGTCTCCCGTGGGGTGAGCGGGAGAACGGTAATGCAAAATGAATTATTATGTCAATGCTATTTGCATGATTATCCGATCGGAGTCACCGACCCCACGGAACAGCCGATATTGGCCGACTGACTGTGAATGAATCCGGTATTGACGTCCGGGAATGAGCGCTTCGACCTGGCCTTCACCACGTCGTAGATCGTGTGTTCCTTGGACTGCAGTTTGGTCCCGCTTTTGGCGCGGAAATCACAGGCCAGCACGATATCCTTTACCGCAAAGCTGTTGTCGTTCTGCACGGTGACGGAGATGATGGCAACGGAGCCGAATCCGTCTTTGTGCCAGCTCAGCGATGTCAGCCGTACATGATCGATCATGCTGAGAATCGCCTGCTGACGTTTTTCGGTTTCCGTCAAGGGAGCGGGATAGGCGGGTGTCGGCGCGGGTATTTCGGCGACAGTCTCAATCTTGGTCAGAGGGATTGTAGCCTTCATCGGCGCCGGAGGAGGTGTTTCCCGACTGCCCACGAGATAGATCAATAGGGCTACGACGCAAAATCCGAGCAGCAGCCGTTGCATCATCGCGGCACCATGTTCTTGACCCGCGCCGCCCAGGCAATTTGAACATCCAGGATCGGATCTTCAGTCTGTGACAGCAGATGAAAAAGGCCACGCGCCTTGCTGCGCTGGATTTTCTTGATCAGGATGCGGCCGTCCTCGAGGCCGACCACGCAAAGCTTGTTGATCAATTCGGTTGCCACCGGCCGGCGCACATCGTCATAAAACACCAGCCAGCGATCGAAGAACGATCCGAGGCTGTCGCCACGGATCTCCACCGCGACCGTCGTGTCGGTCGATCCGGCCGGCGCGGGGACCTCGTCGAGCGGGCCGTCATTGTTGAAGAAGTGGGTCTCGGCACCGGCGCCGACATAGCCGACCAGGTCGACATATTTGGCGGCCTCCCGATCGATGCGTTCCGGGCGCCGTTCCTTGGCGCCCTTGCCGGTCAGCAGCCATTCCAGGGAGATACCGAATTTGCGGGCGTAGCGATCGGCTGAATCGCGCTTGAAGCCGCGCTGCCCGTTTTCGTGCCCGATATAGGTCGGCTCCTTGACGCCCAGTGCCTCGGCGGCGGCCCTTGCCGTCGGATAGCCGGCTTCCTTGCGCGCGGTCGTTAACCTTTCGTGCATCTCAGACATAAAATGCAATTTGCATTGGATCATCATGCAAAAGGCATTGACGAAAATAATGCAAATCGCATTGTTGCGTCATGGATGCACAAGTGATTCGCGAGGCGAGGGAAAAGGTCGGCGAGAGCCAGGCGGCTTTCGGCGAGAGGTTCGGCGTCGACCAGAGCACCGTCCATCGCTGGGAAACCCAGGGGCCACCCAGGCACGGGCCGGCCCGCAAGGCGCTTGAGCGCGAGATTTTCTCGATCGAAACGGCAGGACGTACCCCATGACCCGCAAGGTAAAAGCTGCGCGCGCCGCGTCAAAAAAGCATTCCCGCCAGCTGGCGGGTAAACACCCGCCAAAGCGCGGGTCGATTTCTCACGCGATGCTGGAATTCAAGCGCCTTTTTCCACAGAAGACCGCGCTTGAACTGGCACTGCGCACCGGCGCCGACGTCAGCCATTGCGAACGCTGCCTGGCCGGCCGCCGCGAGCTCGGCGCCGGCTTTCAGCAAAGGCTGCTGCAGTCCGATGTCGGCCGCGAGATCCTGATCGTGCTGATGGGCGACGCTCGCCCAAAATGGTGGGTCGGCTTCCGCCGGCATCTGCGGCTTGCCGAGCTGGTGCGCAACCAGGCGCGGACGCAGGCCTCGATCGAGGCGATGCAGCGCGAGTTCGCGTTATGATGATCATCGCCAGGATCATCCTCTGCATCGCCCTCGTTTTCACCGCGCTCAGTCTGGCGTGCGCGGTGCGGCTCGCGCTCCGGCGCCAGCCGAAGATCGGCTGGCGCGCGCCTCGGCAGTCCGGCCATTTCGGTGGTCCCTCGTCGCAGGTGAAACGGGCCAACTCCGCGCCGGCCGATCCTGATTATTCAGAAGATGTCTACGAGCCCTGCGGTTTCGCCCCGGCGTCGCGAACCGGCTTCACCGCCGAGCAGCTGCGCAGGATCGCGCCGCCGGTCGTCACCCGCGATCCGCTGCGGCGCTCGTTCGCGCCGCGGTCGATTTCCATTTCCGAATCCGGTCCTGCCCTTCGGCCGGACGCGGGCGGCGGCAGGCATTTCTTCCCCTCGGGTCTCGCCGCTGCCCGCAACTTCCTGCGCGATCCCTTCGGATCGTCGAAATTCTGGCGGGGGAAACCCTGATGTCGCTGCATCAAAACTTCACCACGCCCGAGCTGGCCAATTTCCTCGCCGCCCAGGCGGTGGCCGCCGCGACCAGCTATCTCGAGCGCCGCAGCGACGGCGCCCGGCTCGCAACTGAGGCCGACCGGGTTTTCCTCGAGCTGCAGCTGATCGGCCACGATCCGCGCTGCAACGCGGTCGCCGATCCGACGCGCCTCCTGGTGGTGGCGATGATGCGCACCGCGATCGCGACCGGCGTCCGCGCCGAGCGCTGGGCGGCGATCATGGCCGCCTTCGTTCCCCTGTTGCGTGAAGAGTCCGCCGAACTCGCCCGCACCGGAGCGCAGCGCCAATGAGACCGCTATCCGAAATCCTCACCGACCTGATCGGCTTTACCGAGCTCACCATCACGCGGCCGGCGAAGCATTACGGTTTTGCCGTCGACCAAAGCTTCACGGATCTTGCCGCCGAGGTCCGCCGCGCCGATGCGCTGCCGGCCGAGGGCGTCCGCACCACGCGCGCGGCGCTGGTCACGGTGATCCTGCTGGAGGAATTCTTCGCCAGCGATCGCGACGCCACTTCGCGGCTGTTGATGCTGGCCGGCGCCGCACTGCCCTGGCTGCGCTGTGAAGTCTGGATCGCACACCGCAACGAGAAAGAGGCGAGGGGGTCGTGATGGCCAGCAAGAACAATCCCGGACAGTTCGATTGTTATGCCGCGGCAAAGTCCGATGAGCCGATGTTCGTATTGCTCGGCCGCGATCGTCACGCGCCGACGCTGGTGCGGATCTGGGCGCTGCTGCGGGCGCGCGAAGGGGAAGATACCGCCAAGGTATCCGAGGCATTCCGCTGCGCCGATCTCATGGACACATGGGCGATCGGTCTCGGCAAGAATCCGAACCTGACCGCGACGGCATTTGAGCACCTGCTGATCGCGGTGTCATCGCCGCTGAATGATCATCCGGAAGGCTACGAGCACGCCTGCGACTGCTTCGAATGCCGGAGCTGCGACTGATGTCCGGAAAATTTCCATCGCCGATTCTTCAACCCCGCCGGCGGGACGGCCGGTCAACCCTGGAGACCTGACCCATGAACAAGCATGCCACGAAGATCAAGGGAGCGAATTCGCTCCTGGTGAAGACGGATCCCGGCTCGCCGGCGCTGAAGGTGACCGGCCGCGGCACCGTGATCGTGAAGGCCGGCACCCGGCTCGGCGAGCATCGCTTTACGGCCGACGTCGACGTGCGGCTGCCGGCGGCCGGACTCGAGCCGGGCTCCGATTACGGCGTTATGCTGGGCCATGAGTTCGTGCCGCAGGCGATCAAGCTGATCACCGCAACGCCGCTCGACCTTCAGATCGGCGGCTTTCATTTCGCGCCGGGCGGCAACGCCGCCGCGCGCGCCGGCGGCGATGATACTCCGACGATCAATCCGTTTTCGTGCTGGGACCTGAATTTCCGCCCGGCCTGTCCGGATCCGCGCGGCATGGCGCTGGTCGAGCTGTTCGGCTCGAAATTCTGGTGCGACATCTATCTGACCGGCGCCAACTGCGCCAAGGACGGCACCAGCCAATTCGGCGTCGCCATCGCCGACGGCGACAATCGGCCGCTCGATGCTTCGGGCAAGAAATACAAGCGATTCGATTACGAGACCGCCGTCGCCGCGCTGGCCGCCCACGGCAAAGGGCTGCTCGGCGCCGAGGAATTCTTTGCCGCGGCATTCGGCGTCACTGAGCGCAGCTCGGCCAAGGACGATCCGGAAACCATCGGCCTCGATGCGCCGCGCACCAGCAAATTCGGCCTTATGCAGGCCACCGGCAATCTCTGGGTATGGGGCCATGACGGCGATCCCGACACGCCGCGCGCGTCCTTCTTCGGTGGTTCGTGGTGGAACGGCGGGAACGCGGGCTCGCGCTACGCGGACCTCGGCTACTGGCCCGGCGTCTCGAGCGGGTGCATCGGGGCGCGCGGCCGCAGTGACCACCTGCAGCCTGAATAGCCGGCGCGACAGCGACGGCGGTTGAGTCCGTGATGATCGTCCGGGATGAAACGTCAGCGACCGATGCCCTGGCGATCGTGGAAAAATACGAGGCCTTTGTGAGCTATCTCTATCCGATCCTGCAGAACAGTCCGCGCCGGCACGGCGTCCTTCGTGATGCCGTGCTGGCCGCGCTGTTCGTGCCGATCGGCGATCTCTACCAGGCTCGGCCACGCGCGTTGGGCCGACAGCGCCAACCTGATCCGCAGCCTTGGCCTTGGTCCTGTCAACCGCGCGGGGAAAAACTGATGGCCGACAACTCCGCGATCGAGTGGACGGATGCGACCTGGAATCCGATCCGCGCGCGCGTGCATAATGGATTTCCAGTGGGGGCAGCGCGATGACCCTGCGCGCCATCGATCCGGCTCCGCTTAGGCCGCGCTATGCCGGAGCGGCCTCAGAGCCCGGCGAGCGGCCCGAATTGCAATGGCTCAAGATATCGCGGCTTCGCATCGATCCGCGATACCAGCGGGACATCGGCCGCCGCGGCGCTGATAACATCCTGGCGATCGCGCCGGCGTTCCGCTGGGCCAAGTTCGGCCCTTTGATCGTCGCGCCGATCGGCGAGGGCCTGTTCGCGATCGTCGACGGCCAGCACCGCGCCACCGCGGCCGCGCTCCGCGGCTTCGAGTCCGTGCCGTGCGTGATCATCGCGGCCGACGATGCCGAGCAGGCCGACGCGTTCGTTGCGATCAACGCCAACGTCACCGCGATGTCGCCGCTGCAGCTTCACGCCGCGCGCCTGGCTGCCGGCAACAAGACGGCCGTCGCCCTGACCGAGGTCTGCCTCGAGGCCGGGGTGACGATCTGCCGCTATCCGGTACCGGCCAACAAGATGAAGCCGGGCGAGACGCTCGCGGTTGCGATGCTGCAGGGCGCGCTCGAAAGATTCGGCCGTGACGTGCTGATCGCGGCACTTGCCTGCATCACCATGACCCGCAAGGGCAATGTCGGCATGATCCGGGCCGCGATCGTGGAGGGACTGTGCCTGGCGCTGAAAGACGCGCGCCAAACCCGCGCCGATCGAAAGCTGTTGCTTTTCCAGATGCAGAGTTTCGACTTCAGCGCGCAGTTCAACGCCGCGCGCGCCAGGTCGATCGATACCGGAGCAAAGGTGGCAGCGATCCTGGGCGGTCTCGTTGCCGCGCATTTATCGCAGGCGCCGCTGCCGCCAGAGGAGAGACCCGCGGCCCCGTTAAAGACGGCTTCGACCAGGCAGCCGCCGGCGGCCTCCGCGCCAGCAGCCGGCCCCGGCATCTTCTCCATCGGCCGCGACGTGGTCACCTTCAATGGACGGCAGGTCCGCGTGACGCCCCGCGCCGCGCTGCTGGTCGGGCTGCTTTCCAAGGCAAAACCGAATCCGATCGGCGATGACTTCCTGATCGCAAAGCTCTGGAACGCGCGGCCGTCGAATGCAGGCGAGTATCTCGACGGACTGGTGCACGAGCTCGCATCGCTCAAGAAGATCGGACTCGAGGTCCGAAGCCTCAAGGGCATCGGACGGCAGATCGTGGAGATCGCACCGTGAGACCGGACAGCACATTCGGACCTCCGAAGCGTGCCGCGCGCATGAGCATCAGCGAGGCGCGGTGCGACGAGGCCTTGATCATCATCGCCGGCGACATGTTCGCCGCCGGTTTCGACACCAAGGAAATATCCATCAGGCTGGTGGTGCCCGAAAGCGCGGCCTGGGCGGCGCTGCAGGTCAGCCGCGAGCGGCGACGGATCGAGAATATCGCATGACCGTGCTCGCCCATTACGATCGCGCGATGACGGCCCTGACCGTGGCACTGGAGTCGACCCAGATCGACGTGGTGCTGAAGGGTCGGGACGAGCTCGACCATGTCAAGCTGCATGCGAAGCGGGTGCGCGACCAAGAGCTGCTGCACAAGGCGCTCGAATACCAGATGCGGATCGAGCGCTGGCTCGGGGTGTTGTTGCAGCGGGCGACGGAAGCCGGGCAGCTGCTTTCCAAAACGGTCAACCGCGAGAAGTTCGCGAAAGAACATGGCGACGCGCCGACGCCGGCGACGCTCGACGAAATCGGCGTCGATCGCAAGCTGTCGATGCGCGCAAAAGCCTCGGCGGCGCTCGATGACGACGAATTCGAAGCCGTGGTCGCCAGCACGTTGGCGAGAGCGGCGTCCGGAAAAGCCATCCCGGTCAATCCGGTGCGCGAAGCCGAAAAAGCCGCCGATCTCGACAGGCGCCGTGCCGACCACGCCGCGCGCACCAGGAGCGGCGGCTGCGTCGAGGATCTCGGACGCCTGGCGCTGTCCGGATATCGCGCCAAACTGATCGGCTCCGATCCGCAGTGGAAATTCCTGACCCGCTCGGCCGCCGGCGACGGCCGATCGGCCAACGTCCATTACAAGACCGAAGAGGTCGACAGGATCAAGGCGCTGCCGGTCGGCGAGCTCGCACATGAGGATTCGATCCTCTGCATGTGGATGGTGGACTGGTGCCCGCAGGACGCGCTCGACCTGATCGCCCATTACGGATTCAGGCACATCACCACCGCCTGGACCTGGATCAAGACCAATGGCATCGCGGGGAAAAACGGCGCCGCGCTCGACATCTGGAGCCCCTCGACCTGGCATATGGGGCAGGGGTTCTGGACCCGCGCCAATCCGGAAGACTGCTGGCTTGCCACCAAGGGCAATCCGAAACGCCTGCACGCCGACGTGCGACAGCTGATCATCGCGCCTGTCATGGAGCACTCCCGCAAGCCGGATGAATGGCTGGCGCGCGCCGAGCGGCTCGGCGAGGGGCCCTACATCGAGCTGCAGGCGCGGCGGCCGCGCGCGGGATGGACGTCATGGGGTGACGAGCTGGAATGGACGGGAGCTGTGGCATGACGAAACGACTTTCCCCGCACCAGCATGACGCGCTGCATTGGATGTCGAAGAAGGCGCTCGGCTACAGCGTCGCCGGCTTCTGCAGCGATCTCAGACCAGGCCAGTACTGGAGCAGCGCGACCATCTTGTCGCTCGAGGTGCGCCGCCATTGCACGATCGTCGGCACGGGCCTGAAACGCATCGCGCGCATCACGGCCTCCGGAAGGCGCGAACTGGCCGGGGCAATAACAGGGCGGCTGAAATCATGATGAATGACGCGGCGGCCTTCACGCTCGAACTGGCGCAGCGCTTTGATGGCTACCTGGTGCCGCTCGATGCCGAAATCGTCGCGCTGCGCGATGCCGGACGGATCACGACCAAATATGCCGGCGAGGGCTTTGTGATCGCCCGCGCCGTGCCGGCGCCGCCGCCGTTGTTCCGCGCGCGAAATGGCAAATGGATCCGGCGGCATCCGATCGGCGCGTTTCCGCGGGAAGCCAAGCGGGGGATATCGGCATGACCGACGAACTCGACCGCAAGCCGCGCCGGCGCGTTGTATTGCTCGCCAAGATCGAGGCCGACGATTGGCCGACGCTATCCCGTGAACTGGAACATCTGGCGCGCGAGATCGGACGGCATGGCAAACTCACGCCGTCTTCGATTTCCGGCGGCTATTCCTGCGGCCACATTATCATCACTTCCGAGGATGGCTCGATCGACCACGACAGCTGGGCGGTCGAGCTGAATACCTACCTTGAAGCGCTGCCAAAGCCGGAGGCGATCAGTATGACCGCTTCCGATGAGGGCGAGCGATGATCATTGTTCGCGTAGAGCTGCATTCCGCGATCACCCGAAAAGTCACCGAGATCGCGCGGATGAAAATCTGCAATACCGGCGGGTCGGTCGAACGCGGCGATTATTACGTCGCCACGCTGCGGGGTCGATCGCGCGAGCAGCTCGATCGAGCCGTCGTCACGCGCGAGGGCGACGTGAACGACTATCCGCGCCAGGCCATCCATGTCTGGCACCTGGTCGCCCGCGCCCTGGTTGCAATGGGCTATGCGGGAAAGGAATTGCGCGCCGAGCCCGCCGACCTGTTCGAAACCATTCCGGGGTCGTCGGCATGACCCATCGCAAGCGCCTCGCCAATCGCCGCGCCCACGAGACCGTCGCGATCGAGCACGAGGGCATGCGCTACAAGATCGGGCTCGGCCGCGAGGTGGTCTGCATCGAGCGCGGTATCCTCGGGCCGATCGCCGAGGTGTTTCTCAACGCGCAGAAGGTCGACAGCGGCGCGGACCTGCTGGCGAACGACGGCGCCATCCTGATGTCGATGCTGCTGCAATATGGCTGCCCACCGACCGAAATCGCCAAATCGATGAAGCGAAATTCCGACGGGTCGCCGGCTTCGCCGCTCGGGCGCGCCGCGGCGTTTCTGATCGAGGAGCCGAGGTGAGGCGCCATGCCGATTATCGACCGCCCCGTCAGCCAGAAAGCCATGACGCTCGGCGATCTCTGGCAATGCGTCATGCATCCGGCGTTTCGGCTCGGCTTCCTCGATGCGCGCGCCGGCCTGCCGATGAACCACGACCACATCATGCAGCGGATCTTTGCGGAGACGCCGGCAGGCGCCCTGAAGCGGCTGGGCTGGTCGATGCCGGCGTTGTTCGACGGGCCCGATCTGATCGAGAGCAGCACGGTGGGCGATGCGCGATCGTTCGAGCTCGCGCAGTACCGTTACGAGGAAGGCCGGACGCTTTTTCTCGAATACGGCATTCGCTGCAAGGCGTGGGGCCATCCGGATTTTCCGCCGGCGGCGGTGCGGGAATATCTGATTTTGCGCGTCAAGGAACTTAACGGGACACAACCTCAACCTGGAGAATGACCATGAACAAGCATGCCACAACCGATATCTCGCCAAAATTGCTGACCAAGCTGGATCCGCATTCGCCCGCGATCAAGCTAACCGGTCCCAAAACTGCGGCCGTCAAGGCCGGCACGATCTTCGACGGCGTGTCCTTCGGCGCCGATACCGCCATCATCATGCCCGACGTCGGCCTCGAAACCGGTTGCGACTACGGCGTAATGTGCACTTTCGACCGCGCGCCTCAAGCCGTTAAACTGCTCGGTCCGGTTCTGGCCCACGACATCTATTTTGCCGGTTTCCATTTTGCGCCGGGCAGCAATGCACCGGCGCGCGTCGGCGGCGACGAAATTCCGGCGATCAATCCCCGATCGTTGTGGGATCTGGAGTATCGCCCCGCGGCGGATCCGCGCGGCATGGCGCTGTGCGAACGATTCGGCCTTAAATTCTGGGGCGACATCTACCTGCTTGGCGTCGACCACCACATCAATGGCACCAGCCAATTCGGCGCGACGATCGCGGACGGCGACGCGCCGCCGGTCAATCCCGCAACCGGCAAGAAGTACCGGAAGCTGGATTATCCGACCGCCGTCGCCGTGCTGGCGCATCACGGCAAGCAGCCGATGAGCTCGGACGAATTCCGGGCCTTTGCCTTCGGCGTCACCGAAAAAACCTCTCGCGCTGGCGATCCGCGGATAACCGGCCTCGATGCCGCGCGCACCAGCCAGGACGGCGCGATGCAGGCCACCGGCAATCTCTGGGTATGGGGCCATGACGGCGATCCCGACACGCCGCGCGCGTCCATCTTCGGTGGTTCGTGGTGGAGCGGCGAGGGCGCGGGCTCGCGCTTCGCGAACCTCGGCATCTGGCCCGACAACTCGAGCGAGAACATCGGGGCGCGCGGCCGCAGTGACCACCTGCAGCTTGACTAGCCGGCGCGACAGCGACGGCCCTTGCTTTTTTCAACGATGGAGACCCACAATGGATTTTGAAGTTCCGCTCAATCGACTGAAGTTTGGCCAGGAAGACGGCGCCGGCATCAACGCCCGCGTCACCGGCCGGCAGGAAAGCATCCCCGAACTGGCGGCGAATCTTCACGCCCGCGGCCAGATCGAAAACCTCGTGATCAAGTATTTCGGCGAGGACAATGGATTGCCGCTGCCGGAGGACTGGACAGGTACTTGCGACGTCTATTCGGTGAGCAACGGCAACCGGCGCCTGGCCGCCTTCCATCTGATCTACGGCGAGAGCAGTCCGCAGCCGATCCGCTGCACGCTGCGCGACGTCGACGAGGCCGGCGCGTTTGAGGATTCGCTGACCACGGCGGTCACCGCGCGGCAGTTGCATCCGGTCGACCAGTATGAGGCGTTCGCACGGCTGCGCGATCGCCACGACAAGACGGTGGAAGAGATCGCGCGGCAGTATGGCATGAGCGAGCGCGAAGTCGAGCAGGCGCTGGCGCTCGGGCATCTGTCGGCGAATATACGCGATGCCTGGCGCAAGGGCGAGATCAAGACGGAAGCCGCCAAGGCCTTCACCCTGGCGCCGGACCACAAGACCCAGGACAAGGTGCTCGACGATCTCCGGAATGACGCCGAGACGGGCCGCGGCTGCGATCTGATCGACGTCGACGGTGACGAAGTCAAGGAAGCCCTCAAGATCGGCCAGGACAATTCCGGTACGCTGGTCGAATTCGTCGGGATCGAGGTTTATGTCAATGCCGGTGGCAAGGTGACGCTTGATCTGTTCGGGACCGATCACAAGGTATCCGATGCCAAGCTTGCCAAGAAGCTGGCTATCGAACGGCTGGAGGCCGAGTGCAAACGCCTGAAAGAGCAGGGCTGGAGCTTTGCTTCAATTCACGACAGCGTCCGCAATCAGTACGACTACGGCAGATTGAAGGTCGAACCGCCCGCCACGGAGGAAGAGCAACGGAAGCTGGCCGAACTCAACGCCGTCTTCAACGTCGGTACCCATCGGGGCGACGGCCATTATGGTGCTGATTCGTTCGCCGAACTGACGACCGCGCAACAGGCGGCCTATCTGGCTTATTGGGATCTCGTTGAGGCGATCGAACTGCGCAGCTATCCACCGAAGTTGATGGCGAAGGCCGGCTGCTTCGTCAGCATCGACGGCGACGGATTTCTTGATGTCGAATATGGCCGCGTCAAGCCGGCGCAGAAACAGGCCGCTGTGGAGGAAACGAAAGCGGTGAAGCGCGAGACCGCGAAGGCGGTCAAGAAAGCCGCCGCGGCTTCCGGCAAGCCGGCACCCGAGTCGACCACGCTTTCCAACGCGCTGAGGGACCGTTTGGAGGCGCAGCTGGCGGCGGCAACCCGCGATGCGATCGCGGGCGAGCCCGAGCTCGCCCGTTCCGTACTGTTCGAGACGCTGGCCAGGACCATTTGCGCGCAGATCATTCCCGATCGGCCGTTTCACATGCCCGACGCGGTGCGAACCAAACTGCCGAGCATCCGGCAGGCGCTCAATGCCGGCGTGTTCAACACGGCGCTGGCCAAACGCTTCGATGCCGAGAATTATTTTTCCTCGGTGCCGAAGGGCATCGTGCTGAAGGCGATCGCGGAAGCAATCAACCCGGACGAAGCCCGCAAGGTCGCCGGTAAGACCAAGGCCGAGATCTGGAAGTTCGCGCTCGCCAACCTCGGCCCGACCGGCTGGTTGCCGAAGGAATTGCGCACTGTGCATTACGCCGGGCCCGGCTCGGAGCATTACAAGCCCAGCGCAGCGCGGGCGGCGATCGATGCGGCCGACAAATTGATGAAAGTGCCAACGCCGGCGCAATCGGCCGCGAAACGCCATCCAGGTCCAAGCCGCCGGTGAAGCAGGCGGCCGCGATCGAGAAGCCCGCGAAAAAGACCGCCGCGAAAAAGAAAGCGGCCTGATCGGCAGCAGCTCCAACCGGACGCATCACATGGCAGGGGAGTTACACGACGGCATAGTGGCGTTCCGGCCGCTATCGCCCGGGCGTGAACAGATCGTGCTGGGCCGGATTCCGGTCGGCGAGGTCGGACCGGTGCACGATCCGCGCTCGCAATATCCGGTGTGCTTCCGGATCAGCCTTCCCTACGCGTCCTCGAGCGCCTGGATGCCGGCGCGCAGCATCGAGGACGCCCGGCACCAGGCGATCGAGAAAATCAACGACTGGCTCAATGCGGCCGGGCTGACGCCCCTTGGCGTCATGCCCGACGCGACCGGCGCGACGGCTTCGTCGTCGCCGGCGCGGGCAACAGGGAGGGGTGGAGCGACATGACCGATATAACAGACCCCGAAGTTCAGCGTATCTTCGATTCCGTCGCCCTCTTGATCAAGGGCGAGCTGTTCGTTCATTCGATTGTCGCGCTGCGCGAACTGCTTTGCGCGAGCCTCTGCGGCGCGGTCGATCATGCGGACGATGCGCTGGACCTGAAAAATGAGGCATCCCTCGAGATCGAGCGCTCGATCCATGAGAATTTTGAGCATTACCGAACCCAGCTTGTTCTGGAAAAAGTCTCGCCGCAGCAGGATCTCTTCGCCGAACCAGCGCCTGTCGTTCCGGAACGCGTCGCGCCACCAGCGGTGTCGCCGCGGGAACTGGCACGTGGGACCTGGGTGCACGCGCTGGCTTGCCGCGATTTGGTGACCGATCTCGGCTCGCTTCGCGAAAATGCCGGCCAGATCGTTGCTCCGCTGTTCGAGTATCAGCGCGATATTCTGATTGAGATTCTGTCAGCCGAATTTCAGGCAGTTGAAGCGGAGCTCTCCATTGACGTTGGTTCGGAGACACCATGAAGCCGCCCGGCAAAACATCGCTCGCCCGGATGCAGCGCACCGCGATGCTCGAGGCCGAACGGATCGAGATCAGCCAGGACGGCCGCGTCCGCTGCGGCATGCTGAAAGAACCGATGCCGAACCAGGTCGAGCTGCGCGACGACTTTATAGGCATGGTGCGTCTGATCGACGTGATCCATAGCGATGACGTCCTATACGAGCGCGTGCTGGCGGCGTTGCGCCGGACATCGCCGATCCCGGAGGTTCGTCCGCTCGATCCCGACAAGGATGTCGCCGTCGACGCGGAGGCGGCTGCGTCATGACTGCGCGCACGATTTGGTATGTGCTTTGCGAACTTCGGAATCCCTCGCCCGAGCCGTTCGCTGTCTTGAGCGTTGATATCACCGCGCGCGAGGGCGACGGCTTGGTCGCCACGATCGTGTCTCTGCACGCGCTCCGGGAAGAAGCCGAACGGATCGTCCACGAATTCAACGAAGGGCCACTGTCGTGAGCCGCTTCACCCCGCAGGACCTCGACGACATCAAGGCGCGCAATCCGCTGGCCGACATCGCCGGCGGCTATGTCAAGCTGCGCCGCGTCGGCGGCCGCCTGGTCGGCCCGTGCCCGATCTGCGGCGGCCGGGTGACGTCGCAGCGCTTCGAGATCCTCGACAATGGCGAGAGCTGGGTCTGCGCGGTCTGTCAGGACGGCGGCGACGTCATCCGCCTGGTGCAGCTGGTCGAGGGTTGCGATTTCCTCGGCAGCATCGAGCGGCTCGGCGGTCGCGCTACGCCGGATCCGGCGGCCGCCCAGAAGCTGTTCGAGGAGCGGGAGCGCAAGCGCCTGCAGCGCGAAAAAACCGCCGCGGGGTATCGCGAGGCCGAGCGCAAGCGCCTCAACCGGATGTGGAAGTCGGCCGTCAAGGATCTCGCCGGAACGCCGGTCGAGGGCTATCTCAGAGGCCGCGGCCTGCAGCTGCCGGCATCATGCCCAGGCCTGCGCTATCTGCCCGCGGCGCCGTACTGGCATGGCGAGGTGATCGATTCGAGGGGCCACACGTCGCCGCGGCAGATCCATGCCGGCCCCGCGATGCTCGGCGCCTTCATCCGCGCCGACGGCACCTTCGGCGGCCTGCATACGACCTGGCTGGAAGATTACGGCGCCCAGCTTGAATTCGTCGAGGCCGAGCAGCAGACCTTGCGGCTGTTCCGCAAGATCGAACTTGCGGATCCCGCGACCGGCGAGGTGCTGAATTCGAAAAAGATGCGCGGTTCTAAAAGCGGCGCCCATATCACGGTGACGTCGCTGAATCCCTCGCCGCGAGCGCTGATCATCGGCGAAGGGATCGAGACCGTGCTGGCGGTATGGACGGCCTTCAAGATTGCCGGCCGCGCCACGACCGACACCGAATTCTGGGCCGCCGGCGACCTTGGCAATCTCGCCGGCCGGGCGATCCGCGCCATTCCGCACCCGACCCTGAAGCGGCCGAACGGGCGCGCCATGACGGTGCCCGATCGCTATCCGGATCCGGACGACATTGGTTTGTCGATTCCTGACAGCGTCGAGGAACTGATCCTGCTCGGCGACGGCGACAGCGAGCCGCTGTTGACCGAATGCGCGATGGAGCGGGCGGCGCGCCGCTACGCAAAGCTCGGCCGCAGCATTCGGATCGCGTTCGCGCCGGCGGGGCGGGATTTTAACGATGTGCTGCGGGGCGAGGCGGCGTGAGTATGCATCAGACGCCCATTGGAAAGAGCCAGGTTCATCTGACGCCGCGGCGCATTCTTGACCCGTTGGGTAAATTCGATCTCGATCCCTGTGGCAACGATCCCCGGCCTTGGGACACGGCGAGCGTGACCTATACGGAAGCCGACGATGGTTTGAAACTGCCCTGGTTCGATCGAGTTTGGCTAAACCCGCCGTTTCATCGTTTCCAGATTGCCGCGTGGATTCGTCGAATGGCGGCTCACAATCGCGGCATCATCCTGGTGCACGCGCGGACTGAGACCGATTGGTTCAATATCATGCGCGACAGCGCAACAGCGCTGTTTTGGATCGCCGGCCGGGTGATTTTCTGCCGGCGGGACGGGTCGCCGCAGATCATTACTAAACCGACATCAAAATATTTCGGCAAAAGCGCGAATTCAGGCGCGCCAGTTGTGCTGGCGGCTTTCGGCTTTGAGGACAGCGACGCGCTTTCCGCTCTGCCAGCGCCATTCGAGGGAGCCGAACTCGGCAAAGGCTTGTTCGGCCGTTTCGATCCGCTGCTATTTCAGCGGTTCGTTTTGATCGATGCGTTTAGCGACGCGACCTGGCGGGAACTCGTCGCGGACATATTGGCTGCGCACGACGGTCCTGTCGCGGTTTCGGAACTCTATCGAGCGTTTCGAGATCATCCTCGCACCAAATCGAATCCCAACTGGCAGGCCAAGCTAAGACAGACGCTTCAACGCGGAGCCGGCAAGAGCGTCGGCCGCGATCAGTGGGTCGCCGCATGAACGCCGGCGCCAATGCCATCCTAGCGATCGTCGACGCGGCGCCAATCTTCGTCGACGCTCCGCCGGAGGATCCGGCAGCTCGCGCCGAGGCGATCCGCCGGCTCGGCCTCGCCGAGCTCGACGCGGCGATCTTAGCTGTGCGCGAGGCCACCGATGAGGCGAGGGGCCTGGTGCTGTCGGGCGCCGCGCAGCGCCTGGGCCAGCTCGCGGCCGCCGGCGCGCTGAACGAGGGCTTTGCCAGGGAGATGCTGGTGGAGGGCGCCGGCGCGTGCGGCCTGATCCGCGACGACGGTTTGAAGGCGGTCAAAAAGACGATCGCGGACGGCGTGAAGCTCGGCAAGAAACAGCCTCGCGATCTATCGGAGGTGCGCGGCGTCGCTCTTGCGACGCTTCGTGCACCTCATTCAGAAAGGCGGCCGCGTGAAGCGGCCGACCATGTTCCTTCCTCCGTTGTCGACCAGGCCGCGGATGTTTCGGCGCCATTGTCGTCGTCCTTTTTTGTCGCCGCCCCCGCGCCCCCCAACGAGGGAGGCGAATCGGACATACCCTCCCAAACGGGAGCATTGTCGCCGGATGCTTCTGCTGCGGGGGGTGCAGGGGGGAGCGCCCGAGCCGACGGAGCGAGCGCGACGTCGTCAGCAAATGGCGCCAATGGAAAAGGCAAGCCGCCACGCGCTGTGGAAACCGAACGACGTCGCAACATGCGGCTGGCTTTTTTCCCGCTCACCGACCTCGGCAATGCCGAACGGTTTCGTGAGCGCTATCTCGATAAGTTGCTGTGGTGCCCGGCGCTGGGCTGGCTCGCCTGGGACGGCAAGCGCTGGAGCCGCGACGGCGCCGACGATCTGGTCAAGATCGCCGAACATGACACGGTGCGCGCGATTCAGGACGAGGCGGACGAGGTTCGCGAAAGCGGCGACAAGGATGCGATCTCACACCCGACCGGCGCGCGCGATTTTGTGTTCAAGACCGATCGCGACGGCAACAAGACGATGTATTCCGACAAGATCGCGAGCTGGGGCCGCGCCTCGGAAGCGCTCAACAAGCTCGGCGCGCTGTCCAAGCGCGGCGCGCCGTATTTCGCGATCGGCGTCGAAAAGCTCGATGCCGACAAGATGAAGATCAACGTTAATAACGGCACGCTGGTGGTGGCGCGGAAGAGCGATGGCGATTACGTCAGCTTCCAGACGCACGATCCGGGCGATCTCATCACCAAGATTTCGCCGGTCGATTACGATCCGAAAGCCGAATGCCCGCTTTACGACAAGTTCATCGGGCGCGTGCAACCGCTGGAGCCGATGCGGGTTTTCCTGCATCAATGGTTCGGCCTGTCGCTGACCGGCGACGTCACCGAGCAGAAACTGATGTTTCTCTACGGCAAGGGTGCCAACGGCAAATCGGTGCTGGTCGACGTGGTGTCCTACGTCGCCGGCGACTATGGCGAGACGGTGCCGATCGAGACCTTCCTCGACCACGGTAAATCGCGCAACGCCGGCCAAGCGACGCCGGATCTCGCCATCCTGCCCGGCGTTCGGATGTTGCGGACCTCGGAGCCGGAAAAGAATTCGCGGCTCGCGGAAGCCATGCTCAAGCTGATCACTGGCGGCGAACCGATCCAGGCGCGGCACCTCAACCGCGATTTCTTCAAGTTCTATCCGCAGTTCAAGATGACGATCTCCGGCAATTACCGCCCCGGCATTTCCGGCGCCGATGAAGGGATCTGGCGCCGGCTGCGGCAGGTGCCGTTCAATGTCACCATCCCCAAGGAAGAGCGCGACATCCACCTGCCGGAAAAGCTACGCGCCGAGGCGAGCGGTATTCTCAACCGGCTGCTCGATGGCCTGCGCCTATGGTGCGACAAGGGGCTGATCGAGCCGGAAGCGGTGACGCAGGCGACCGCCGAATACCGCTCGTCGTCCGATCCGCTCGGTCGCTTTCTGTCGATGTGCGTCGAAGACAGTCCCGGCGAGCGCGTGCAGTCGAGCGTGCTCTATCAGGTGTTCGAAGCCTGGTGCAAATCGTCCGGCGAAACGGCATGGAAGCAAAAAGGCTTCTCGCTCGCGATGGAAGAGCGCGGTTATAAACGCAAGCATTCCGATGTCACGTGGTTCGTTGACATCAAGCTGATTCGGTATGTGCATGACTTCGTCGACAGCGACGGTCAACCGGTGAAGATCGACCAGAACGGCAAGAAGGCTGCAGAGAAGGATGTGGGCGATGTCGAGTTCTGAAAAACGACGCGTTCAAGTGCTCAAGCCCGACGGGCGAGAGCTTCGCGTCAAAGTCTATTTCATCCTCTGCAAGACCACTGGCCTGGTAAAATGCGGGGTGGCGCTCCGGCCGCAGAAACGCCTGGCGACCCTTCAGGTCGGCTCGCCTACGCGGCTGGAGCTGATAGCAGAGCTGGACGGCAACGAGCGGAGGGAAAGAGCCATTCACAAGCGCATAGAGCAGCACCACTCGCACGGAGAATGGTTTCACTATGCGACGCGGGTGCGCGACATCATCATCCTCGAAATGACTTCTCATTTTTGCAGCGACGATGACCCGGACGTCGATCCGGCCATTGTTTTCAACCAGCAATGTGCACGGCAAAAGTTGGATCGCACGCTTCCACCTCCGATCGATCCGCCCGACCCTCCCAAAATCGGGAGGGAAACTGGAAAATAAGCCGTTGAATTGATTGCGTTCGGGAGGGTTGGGCGGATTGGGTGGATTTTTCTCTATGTACATGCGCGCGGGCGCAGGCGCACACGGAACATGAACTGCAATAATCCACCCGATCCACCCATTTTGATAAAATGATCTTAGAACGGCCTGTGTACCAAGGGTTTCTAACCGGGAGGGTTTCTAAAATGATTGTCAGTGACCCTCCCAAACCCTCCCAAGTTTGGTTGTTCTGATCTGGAACAACCAAAAACGGTTCTCGGCAGGAACCGTTTCGAAGTGAGTGAGACCGGCAGTTGCCGGAAGGCCAGCAAATCGAGGGGAAATCGAGATGTTGGAGATTGATCATGAACGTGCGGGACCAGAGTTACCAAAAAGGCCAGGTGGTCGGTTATGTCGAAACAGCCAAAAGTGCCTCGACGTCGCCAGCCGCGAAAATCTGGCATCTTGTGCAGATCAGCGATGGTCTTGACGGCGCGGGCGTCGATTTTCTGCGCCGGCTGCAGATCGAGTTGTACCGGCCGCTGATCAGGAGCCTGAAGCCGGTGCCGCGCAATACGCTTTCGAAGGCGCAGCGCAAGTCGCCGATCAAACCGATGCGGGAAAAGATCGAACCGTTTTTTCCCGGCTATGCCTTCATCGACTATTCGCAAGCCGGCGAGCGCTGGCGCGAGATCTTCAAGATGACCCACATTCGCGGGCTGGTCTGTGCCAACAACCTGCCGGTCGAAGTGCCGTGGAAGATGATTGCCGAAATTCAGGGCCTCGAGGTCGCCGGCGCGGTGCCAGCGGTCACCAGGCTGTTCGAAATGCCCTACATCCTAGGCGAGCGCGTTCGCGTCGCCAACGGGCCGTTTGCCTCGTTTCCCGGCACGATCGAGGAATTGCCGGTGCTCAATTCCCAGCAAATGGTAAACGCAGCGCTGGAAGATCTTGACGACTCAGTTCGCGTTCATCTACTGGTCGATCTGTTCGGACGATCGACACGGGTTGTGCTTTCTCTTTCCGACATCGAAAAGATCTAGCCACCCCTGCAGCCACCCCCTAACCACCCGGGCTGCTGCTGCATTGGAACACAAAGCCCCGCCGTCGCGCGGGGCTTTTGCTTTGATAGGTTACCAGCATCTTCCCGAGGGCAATACCGCGCCGTCCGCAGTTCACGCTGCGGGCGGCGTTTTCGTTTGGCGTAGGGTGTGCGGCAAACGTTTTGAATAGCCGCTGCCCATCTTGGGCGTTTCCTCCCCAGACTGGCTCGCCTGCGGCAATGCAGGCGAGCCGATCTTTCCCGAAGGCGTCCGGTGAAACTACGTACCATCGGTCGCAAGCTGCGACCGTCCACACATTGCGGCCCGGTCGTCGTTCGCGAGAAGCGAGCCGATCCGTTCTATCTGTCGAAGGAATGGAAGGCCCTGATAGCAAAGCTCATCAGGCAACGGGGGCGGCGCTGCGAGGATACTGAGCACGATCCCTCAAAACCACGGGACGGTGTCCGCATCTTTGGCGACCATGTCCAAGAGATCAAGGATGGTGGCGCGCTGCTCGACCCCGTGAACATCATGCTTCGTTGCTCCTTCTGCCATGCCAGGAAGACAGCGTCCGCAGCATTCGACCGCGCAAGGGGGTAGGGGGTTTATTTCCTTACAATAACCCGCCCTGCAACCCGCCACATAGTCACGCGCAAAACTTTTTTCTGAGCCCAGAGCTTTGATTATTCAAAGCACAATCAAAGAAATCAAACGGCCCCATGAGCAAGAGCGCCAGTGCGGCGCCGGCCAAGTCGAAGCGTGGCGGCAGCCGCCCTGGCGCCGGCCGGAAGCCGAAAGGTCACAAGGCCACGTCGGCACTGCCGGCGCTCGACCTGGAAGCGGCGCTGGCGGCTCCAGCGCCCGACGACATCGAGTCGACGGCTCAGGCGTATTCGCGCGGCGCGATCGCCTCGCTGGTGAAGCAGCTCTGCCACGGCAAGAGCGAGACCGCGAAGGTGAACGCCGCGAACGCCATCCTCGACCGCGGCTATGGCAAGCCGTCCGTCGACGTCGGCGGCCTCTCGCAGCTCTCACTGTTCGGAGGCATCCGGCCAGCAGCTGTCGTCGGCGATGAGATCCGCGTCGAGGCGAGGAAGTACGCCAACCTGGCGATCGAGGTACTTGGCTCGATCGCCACGCGCGGCGAAACAGAGGGCGCGAGGGTTTCGGCGGCGAAGTCGCTGCTCGATCGGGGAGTGGGGACCGTCCAGGTCGCTAAGGTGCCGGAAGGCCTGCAGCCGAAGGCACTCGGCAAGAAGGAAGAGGCCGCCGTCGTCGCCCGGAACGCTGCCGCCGGCAAATATGCGCCGCCGCCGCCGCCCGGCTCGATGCGAACCGGAACGGTGCAATGAATTTTGTGCCGAGCTGGTCGACAGCATGCCCCGACTGGAAAGAACGCATCGTCAATCGGCAATCGCTGGTGACGTTCGATGCGCTTTTTCCCGATGAGGCAGAAGCTGCGCTATCGATTTTCCGAGACCTGCACATCGTCGATGTGCCTGGACGCCCCACCATCGAAGAGTGCTGCCTGCCGTGGGTTTATGACCTACCGCGCGCGCTGTTCGGTTCCTATGACGCAGAGGGTATATCCGGCGCGGCCAATCTCGGTCGCAGACTGATCCGATATTTCTTCCTTTGCGTTGGCAAGAAAAATACCAAGTCGACCTTGGCCGCCGGCATCATGGTGACCGCCTTGATGCGCAATTGGCGCGAGAGCGGCGAGTTCTACATCCTGGCGCCGACCAAGGAGGTCGCGGACAATTCGTTTTTCCCGGCGCGCGACATGATCCGCGCCGACGAGAAGCTGACCAGCCTGCTGCACGTCCAGGACAGCCAGCGGCTGATCACCCATCGCACTACGGGAGCTTTCCTCAAGGTCGCCGCGGCCGACAGCGAGACGGTGTCGGGCAAGAAGACGATTGGCCTCTTGATCGACGAACTCTGGCTGTTCGGCATGCGCGCCAACGCGGAATCGATGATCCGCGAAGCGGAGGGAGGACTGAATTCGCGACCCGAAGGCTTCGTGATTTATCTGACGACGCAGTCGCCGAAGCCACCATCCGGTATCTTCGACCAGAAGCTGAAGGATTTTCGCGATATCCGCGACGGCAAGCTGGTCGACCCGCAGAGTCTGCCGATCATCTACGAATTTCCGGAGGAGATGATCAAGTCGAAGGCCTATGAGAACTTCGATAACTGGTACATCCCTAATCCGAACTGGAGCAAGTCGGTCGATCCGGTCTTTCTCAAGGGTAAGCGCGCCGAGGCGCTGCGCGCCGGCAAAGCTTCTGTCATCGACTGGGATGCGAAGTTTCTCAACGTCCAGGCCGGCATGTCGCAGCGCGCCGACGGCTGGGCCGGCGCCGAAGTCTGGGACCGCGGCATCGACCCGACGTTGACACTGGAGACGCTGCTGGAGCGCAGCGAAGTCGTCACGATCGGCCTCGACGGCGGCGGCAATGACGACCTGCTCGGCATCGGCGTGATCGGGCGCGAGAAGAAGACCAAACGCTGGCTGGGCTGGGCGCACGCCTTCATCTCGGACATCGGTGCCGAACGGCGCAAGGCCAACACCGAGGACTACAATCGCTTCAAGAAGGAAGGCACGCTGACGGAATTCTGCTTCGTCGACGGGTTCGCCGGCGTGGATATGACGAAGCTGCCGGACGGTTACGATCCGCCGCTGCCCGATGATATCCAGTACATCGTCGATCTTGTGGTGAAGGTAAGGGACTTTGGACTACTCGCCCAGGTTGGCGTCGACGCCGCCGGCATTGGCGGCATCGTCGATGCGCTGGCGAAGATCGATATTACGCAGGACGCCGAGACGCTCGACGCGGTCCGGCAGGGCATCGGCCTGATGGGGGCCTTCAAGACCCTTGAGCGCAAGCTCGGCGACCGGACGTTCCTTCACTGCGGCTCCGAGCTGCTCAACTGGTGCGTCGGCAATGCGCAAGTGGTCTTAACCTCGACCGCTTCGCGCATCGCGCGCGAGGAAGCCGGGTTCGGAAAGATCGACCCCTTGGTGGCGCTGTTCAACGCCGCGCATCTGATGTCGCTGAATCCGGAACCGTCGAATGGCGGACCGTCCGTCTATGAGAAGCGCGGCTTCCTGGTGGTCTGATGGGCATTGCCAAGTCAATCGGCGCCGGCATCGGCACGGTGTTCAAGGCACTCGGCGGGGCGTCATTCCCCTCACAGGGCTACCTGCCGACACTGGGTTCGACGCCCTCGGCGACCGGGCTGCTGATCAGCCAGGGCACCGCGATGTCGGTGGGCGCGCTGTATGCCTGCGTGACCATTCGATCACAGGACATGGCGCGCTGTACGCCCCGAATCTACAAGCCAAAAGATGATGGCAGCCGCCAGATCGTCACCAATCATCCGATGGCGAAGCTGCTGAAGCGGCCGAACCGGCAGCAGACCTGGTTTGAATTTTCCGAGCAGATGAATGCCGCCTATCTCTTGCGCGGCAACGCCTACGCCGCGAAGATACGCAACAGCAAAGGCCAGATCACCGAACTGATCCCGATCAACCCGGACGCCGTCCTGGTGATGGAATCGGTCAACGGAGAGATTTTCTACAACGTCAACCGCATCGGGCTCTGGCAGATCGCGATGCTGCGGGATTTTCCGCCGACCATCGCGCAGGAAGACATCGTTCACCTGCGCGGGTTGTCGTTCAACGCGCTGGTGGCGATCTCGACCATCGGCATGGCCCGCGATGCGATCGGCGTCGCGATGGGGCTGGAGCAGCAGGCCGCGCGCTGGATGGCGAACGGTTCGCGGCCCAGCATCGTGCTGGAATCGAGCAAGACGGTTTCGGAAGCGGCCGCAAAGCGCCTGAAGCAGCAGTGGGACGAATTGAAGGCCGGTCTGCAGAACACCGGCAACACCGTCGTCCTCGAGGAGGGCATGAAGGCGACCGCGTTGCAGCTGACCTCCTCCGATCTCGCCTTCATCGAGCAGCGCCAGTTTCAGCTCGGCGATATCGCCCGCTTCTATCGGATCCCGCCGTTCAAGCTTGGCCTCGAGCAGCTCCGCGGCGTCAACCTGGTTCAGGTCAACCAGGAATACGTCAACGACACCATCGCGCCGGATCTCGATCGCTGGGAACAGAAGCTGGACTATGAGCTCGGGCTTTCGGACGAAGGTCTCGAAATCGGACTGGACGAGAGCCGCCTGCTGCGCACCGATATCCTGACCCGCTACAACATCGGCCGGATGGGTACGTTGTCGGGCCTGATCGCAACCAACGAGTTCCGCGCCGGCGAGCGCTTGCCGCCGGTGCCGGGTGGCGATGAGGTTCGCGCGCCGGTCAATCTCGCCTCGCTTGGCAGCGACGCGACCGGAACGGCGCCGGACAACAATGGACGGCCGGCCGCCGGCAATCTGCCGGATCCGGTTGCGGAGCCTGGCGGCAACAACGCCGATAGCGACGACGAAGAAAAGATGCGCCGCGTTTCGAAGACCGTAGCGGAACTGCAGCAGTTGCTGGGCGGCTTTCGCAAGCGAAAGACGATCGGCGAGGACGCGAACGCGAATTTCATCGCAACGCTTCGCGGCGAAACGGTCGGTCTCGACCAGCCGGTCAACTAGGGGTTTGACGAGATGATCCGAAAGGATATGCCGCTTTCCGTCGTAGCGATTGGCGACGGTCTCTCGGATCGGCAGATCCGCGTCCGCGCCTCGAGCGGCGTTGTCGATCGCGCTGGGGATATCCTCGTTCCCAAGGGCTGTTTCCTTCGCAAGAAAGTCTTCCCGGTTCTGGCGGACCATGATGCGAAGATCCATTCCCTCGTAGGCAGCGCAGCCATCACCATCTCGGAGACCGAGGTGGATGGCCTCATTACATTTCTCGACAAGGGCATTTCGGCTCTCGCCGATGAGGTTTGCGCAAAATACAAGGCGGGTGTTGCGACAGATGTTTCGGTTGGCTTCGACCCGATCGAATTCGAACCAATTGGCAAGACAGGTGGCTTCAAATATCTGCAATGGGAATTACTGGAGCTCTCCTGTGTCGTCGTGGCTTGCAACTTCGAGGCCGTGACAATCGCCCGCTCGTTGCCGTCGAAGACCAAGGCCGATTCCGAATGGAAGGTCGGGGCATCGCGCAATCTCACCATCGACGAGGATTCAAGCTGGGATGGCCCGGATGCCGAAGCCTCGATCTTCGCGCATTGCGGCTTCGACGGAGACAAGCCCGACACCAATTTCGCCCGCAAGGGCTTTCTGGTCTACGACGCCTCGGCACCGGCCCTGAAGGGCTCGTACAAGCTGCCGTTCGCCAAGGTGAAGGATGGCCGCTTGGTCGCGCTCAAGAGCGGCATTCGCGCCGCGGCTTCGCGCCCGCCGCAGACCGACATTCCGGACGCTGCGGCAAAAAAGGCGCGCGCCGTCATCGATCATTACGAAGCCAAATTCAGCGACGATGGCAAGGGAGCTTCCGCCATGAAGATCAAGTCCGCCACCATCGTCACCAAGGGCATGTATGGCTGCGCGCAGCTAGCATCGATGCTTGAGGATCTGGGCTGGGCGGTGATGTCTTCCGCCTGGGAAGCGGAGATGGAGGGCGACGGCAGCAAGGTCCCGGCCATGCTGGCGGAAGGGCTTCGTGTCCTGGCCGACGCCTTCGTGGCGATGTCGCAGGAAGAAGTCGCAGAATTGCTCGCCAATGTTTCACCCGACGGTGACAAGGCTGCGCGCGCCAAGGTTCTGAAGTCTCTTTTGCCGAAGGCACAAAAGGCCGGCCGGCGCTTCAGCCAGGCGAACCAAGCCCATCTCGACGCCATCGACAAGTGCACCAAGGCGATGGACGCGTGCCGCGAGAAGATGGCCGATCTTCACGACGAGGCAGGCGGCCACACGGAGGAACTGAAGGGCCACATCGACGAGATGAAGGGACATCTCAAAGCGATGACGGGCTCGAAGGCCGCTGACAATACCGATCATCTCGACGAAATGTCGAAGTGCACCGACAAGATGGAAACCTGCTGTGCCAAGGCCGCCCACCTGCACGATTATCTCCACGACCACATGGAAGAGCTGCAGCAGCACATCGAGGAGACCGGCGAGCACGTCAAGGCCATGCAGGGCGACGACGACGGCAAGAAAAAGCCCGACGCCGATGAAACCGACGATGACGACGACGGCAACGACGATGGAGAGCTCGCCGCGGATGTCGATGGTCGCAAGCGGGTGCTGGAGCTGCCCGCCAAGGCCTGACGAAATTTCCCGGCGACACGCCGGACCAAGTTGAAGGGCGACACGCCCGCATCGCCGACATGGTGATGACGACCGCTGCCGACATGGCGCGTGGACGAAACCCCTTTCACCCTTTTCAAGGATACGCATCATGACGATCGCAGCCGTGCGCGCCGCGCGCGCCAAGGCGCTCGAGGAGCTGAACGCTCTTCGTCTCGCCGACTACACCAAGATGAAGACCGTCGGCGAAAAGCCGAAGAAGGATTTCAAGATCGGCACCGACGACGTCGAGTTCGCCCGATTGAAGAAGTCGATCGAGGACATCGACCTCAAGATCAAGGCGACCGAAACCGAATTCGACGCCGAGATCGATCGCCTGCAGGCGATGCAGGACCTGGAGCGCAAGTCGCTGGTACCGGTGAACGGCCAGGACCGCCCGCTCGTTCCCGCGACCGCCAATGACGATCCCTGGACGTCGGAATCCGCTGCCAAGGCCCGCGGTCTTGTCACCAACAAGGGTCTGGTGATGGGCGGCATCGCCAAGATGATCGGCCTTGGCCACGGCTCGTTCTACGAAGCGCGCCAGCACGCCAAGGAGATCTACGGCGAGAACCACCCCATTACCAAGGCATTGCTCGCCGGCGTCGGCGCCTCGGGTGGCTTCATGGTGCCTCCGGAGTACATCAACGAGATCATCGAACTGTTGCGGCCTTTGGCGGTCGTTCGCGCCTCCAATCCGCGAACCATGCCGATGCCGCGCGGCACCATGACCTTGCCCGCCCAGACTCAGGCCGCGACCGCGACCTATTCCGGCGAAACCGCGACCATCACGGCTTCCCAGCAGCAGCTCGGCCAGATTGTCGCCACCTACAAGAAACTGACGGCATTGGTGCCGGTCACCAACGATCTGATGCGCTATTCCGATCCGGCCGCCGACGCCTTCGTGCGCGACGACCTAGTGAAGGTGATGGCGCTGCGCGAAGATCTCGCGTTCATGCTCGGCGACGGCACCCTGGATACGCCGCGCGGGTTCATTTCGTTCGCGAACATGTGGGCCTTGCAGAATGCCGGCACCCAGGGCCTTTGGTCGGCGACCGCGAATTCGACCGCGGCCGTCGGCGGCAACTTCATCACCTCGACGTTGGCCTATACGCTGGCAACCGCGGCAGCCGAGCTCGGCGGCCTGGTCAACAAGCTCGATACCGCCAATGTCCCCGATATGCGCCGGGTGTGGTTCTTCCATCCCCGCATCTTCAACTACCTCAACAACGTGCAGAATTCGCTCGGCGTCTATGTCTACCGGGACGAACTGTCGCGCGGCACGCTGCTGGGTTATCCGTTCAAGAAGTCGACCCAGATCCCAATCAATATCTGGGACACGACCGGCACCAACAAGGACTGCTCGTTCATCTTCCTGGTGGAGATGACCGACGCCATGATCCTGGATGCGATGACCATGGAGCTCGCGGTGTCCCGCGAGGGCATGTACATCGACTCCACCGGTGCGACGGTCTCGGCCTTCCAGAAGGATCAGACCATCATCCGCGCGATCCAGGAGCACGACTTCCAGATGCGGCATCCCGCATCGATTGCGGTCGACCAGTTCGTTCGTTGGGCGCCCGCGATTAGCTGATCGCTCTGAATCCGACCGGCAACCGCCTCTCGTAAAACAGAGGCGGACGCTTTTCCCCTTTCCCTCTTTCTCAAGGACATCACGCTCATGAGCGATATCGTACTTCAGAAAAATCTTGGTGCCTTGATCGACACCAAGTCGCTGCTTAGCGCTCCGTATTCCTGGACCGCCGGCGGTGGATCCGACTCGATTTCCTTCACCTCGTCTTCGGTCGATCGCGAGGGCCTTGCAACCGGCTCGATGCCGCTGTCGTGCGACATTGAGGTCTTCTATTCGGCGACGCTTGGGTCGGGGCAGACGCTGTCCTTTTCCCTCGACGTGCAGACCGGTCCGGACAACTCGACATGGACCGACTATGCGACCGAAGCGTCGACCGTCGTCGTCACCGGACCTTCCGGAGGTGGCCTTGTCAGCGGCGTCGCCAGGTTGGTCGTTCCGTCCTCGAACAACCCCGGCAACACCCCCGGCATCAGCCTCGCCGGTGCCAATCGATACCTTCGTGTGGCGGGCATTCCGCACATGTCGCGGACCGGCACTGACACCGCGGTCATTCAGGCGATCGGCATCACCTTCGGCGGCTTCGACCAGCTGGTCGCGCCGGCGACCTGATCGCTGGTTACTCTTCGAGAGATATCGCTGCGGGGCGTCCGTCCCGCAGCGCTCCATCAAGTTCTGTCAGGAGCGAGTATGTCCGATCTCGACCCGGTAGCGTTGGCCAGGCTGGAACGCGCCCGATCGCGTGCGGTGATGATCTGCACGCCAGTCGCCCGCTCGCCTTGCCTGGAATATACCCTGGCGTTTGCGGAAACCTCCGTGCATCTGCTGCAGACCGGAATCCGGCAATGCAGCCAGTTCGTGGTCGGATCGTCGAATCTTCCCCGCGCGCGCAACGAGCTCGTGGCGCGCTTCCTTGCCTCCGACTGCGACGACCTGATCTTCATCGATGACGATATGGGTTGGAAGCCGGAAGCGATCGTGCGCCTATTGGCCTCCGACAAGGAAGTGATCGGGGGCGTGGGGCGCAAGCGGGTCGACAAGCCGAACAGCGATCCGAATGTTTGGTGCGTGCATTTTGAAGCCGGCGCCGAAGGCCATCTCGACCAGGACGCCATGGGCGCGGTCAAGGTGCTAGCGGTCGGTACTGGACTCCTGAAGATTTCACGCTCCGCCCTCGAGCAGCTTAAGTCCGCGCATCCGGAATGGAAGCGCGACGGCCACGAGGGCATGAGCGCCGCCGTCAAGGCGAATTACTTTCAGTTTTTCCGCTTCGATCCCGACGACACCAGCGAGATGGGCGAGGACTTTGTGTTTTGCCGCCGCTGGCGGGCCCTTGGCGGCGAAGTCTGGATCGACCCGACCATCTGGCTCTCGCACATCGGCAACCGGGCCTATTCGGGCTGCATTTCCGAGATGCTGCGCTCGACGCCGAAACTGATGGAGGCCGCGGAATGAAGCTCGTGACATTCAATCGCGCCATGGCGCCCTACGGTGCCGGCGAGACCAAGCTGGTATCCGATGAAATCGCAGCTAGCCTCGAGGCCGAGGGCTCTGTTTCCAGCGCCGTCGATTGGCCGGCCGCGCAAGCCGAGCCGGAGTCATCGCGCCCCGGGATGAAACCGCGGCTGTCTGTGCCTGCGCGGCGCCCGCAGAGCTATCTGACGAAGTAAGATGGCGCCCACCATCATCAAACGCGTGCTGGCTCCGACGCCCGGCTGGTACGCGAACCAGAAGCCCTACGATCTTATTGATCTGGCGACGGTGAAGTCGATCCTCGGCATCACCAACACCAACTCGGACAAGAATCTTTCGCTCTTCATCACGCAGGCATCGAGCGCGATCCGGAAGTATTGCAACCGCACGTTCCAGATCCAGACTTATCTCGAATGGCTGTGGTCGCAGCGCGATCCCTACCCATGGCAGCTGCCCTCCGGCTTCAAGCCGCTGCAGTTGCAGGAATGGCCGATCGCTGGCTCGCCGTGCATCGCCCTCGACGCCGCGCCGACCGCGCCCGGGGCGCTCGCGGCGGTCGCCGGAGGCACATTGGCGGCCCAGAACTACTTCGTTCGCATTAGCTACACCACGCCGACCGGCGAGACGCCGATGTCGCCGGAGGCGAATCTGGTGATTGCGGCCGACAATTTGCTGCAGGTCGCAGCGCCGCCGGCGGATCCGAACGCGCTGGCGACCGGCTGGAATGTCTATGTCGGCACGGCTTCCGGTGCCGAGACCAGGCAGAACGCCGTGCCGCTGGCGCTGAACGTATCGTGGACCATGAGTGCGACCGGAGTTCAACCTGGGCCTGCTCTGCCGACATTCATCTCGGTGACCTTGAACGCCAACGTCAACAATTCGAACATCAGCCTGATCCCGCAGAATTTGATCGAGGGCCAGGACTTCGACGCGGACTACAGGAAGGCCCAGCTCTCCCGCCTCTTCAACGACGGCTACCCCTGCAAATGGGAAATGCTGCCGATCCAGATCGTCTATCAGGCGGGCTACGCCAAGGGCGATCCGGACATCGCGTCGCTGCAGGATGCCTGCATTCGCCTGGTGCGCGGCGCCTATTTCGCCGCGACGCGCGATCCGAACCTGCGGTCGGAAAATATCGAGGGCGTGTATTCGGCCCTGTACTGGTTTGCCAACGGGCCCGGCGGCGCCGGTTTCCCGCCGGATATCCAGGGACTGATCGACGACTACCGGGTGCCGGTCATTGGGTGACAGGATGAAACGCCTTCTTACATCGGTCGCGCTGCTCTGGCTGCTTGCCGCTCCCGCGGCCGCGCAGTTCACCTCTTCCGGCGTCATCCCGCTCGGCAATTTCCAGGTGGGTCCGGCTGGGACGCAGGTCGGAACGCCGCAGACCGGCCTGCAGGGCATGACCGCGCTGTCGTGCCAGGCTCGCTTCGCCTATGGCTCCGGCGGCACGCAAGTGAATGTCTACATCCAAAGCTCGCTCGACCAGGGCCAGAGCTGGTTCGACATCGCCAATATCGAATTCACCACCTCGAGCGGCGTCGATGCCATCAACCTGTCCGGCCTGAATTCGGTTACCACGCCGGCGGCGCTGACCAATCTGGCGCTGGCGAACAACACCGTGCTCAATGGCCCGCTCGGCGATCGACTGCAAGCGACCGTGGTCTCGACCGGGACCTATGGCGGCGGGTCGCTTCTCAGCGTGAATTGCGAGGCGCGGTGACGACACCGAACCCCGGAATGGTCGCGGCCTATGATCGGGCGCTGCTCAAGCGCGGCACCCAGATCATCCTCAAGCGCGTCACGGGCTTCGCGCCGAATCCGACCGCGAGTTTCAGCGCCTGGGTGGTCGCGATGGTGACGGACTATCAGCCGGATACCACGCAGCCGGCGCAGACCGGCTACGCCGCGACCAAGATCGGCGCGATCACGGAAGGCGATCGCCTGGTCATTCTGATGGCGACGGATCTGGCGAATGCGCGGTTTCCGCTGCCGGTCCGGAAGAACGACAGGATCATCATCGTCGACACCGGCGACGAATTGAACGTCGTCGATGTCGACGGGTTCAAGCGCGCCGTTGCCGGCGCGATTGAACTCAAGGCGGCCGGTGTCGCGTAGGCTGGAGCATTCGCGATGGCTGGTGTTTCCGACTTTGAGATGGGCTTCGACGTCAAGGTCACTGGCCCTGACAAAGTCATCCTGCAGATGCAGACGCTGCTGCCGGAGGTGCGGGCAGCGCTGGAAACCGTCATCAAGAGCAGCGCCGATCAGATCCTCGGTCGGGCCCAGCAGCTGGCGTCCGACGATGTCATCCAGGTCAGGACGGGGGCATATCTCCGCAGCATCGAGTCGCGCGTCAGGTCCTCGGATAAAGGCGTGTTCGGCTATGTCTGGTCGAGCGATCCGGGTCTGGCGGCCGTGTTCGAATTCGGTGGTACCCAAGCGCCGCGAGAGATTCTTCCGAACGTGGCGCAGGTGCTTCGTTTCATGGGGTCCGCCGGCGAAGTGTTCGCTTCCGTTGTGCATCGGCCCTCGGTTGTCTATCAGCCGAAACCGATCATTCACGCGGCGTTCGACGAGTCCATCAATGCGGTCGAAACACAGATCGGCGACGCGCTGGTCACCGGCCTCGATCGCGCCGGTCTTGGTAAGCAAATCGAATCCGGCGCCAGTTCCGCTGAATACAAGGCCGAGTGAACGATGGTCACCCGCGAGCAGGTCGTCGCAGCGCTGTTCACAATCCTGAGCGCTAGCTCGGAATTTGTCACCACGGGGCGCAGAAATACCAACCCGGAAAATCTCGGCCCGACGCAGACGCCGGCGCTGTTTCTGGTCGAGGGCGTCGACAAGTGGGATCGAACCGCGGGCTATAACGAATTAGCCAAGCGCGAGCTGAAGCTCTACGCCATCGTCTATAACGATGTCGGCACCAACGATGGCGCCGTTCCGAACACGGCCATCAATAACGCGCTCGACGCGATCGAGGCCGCGATGGTGCCCGACGATATCGTCAACGGCGTTTTTACGATCGGCCGCCTGGTGCAGAGCTGCACCATCGACGGCGAATCCCAGCGCTCCAGCGGCGACACCACGGGCAAGGCGCTCGCGGTGGTTCCGATCCGCATCCTGTTTCCCTGACAATCACTTCCTGACGGAGGACTGAACGATGACGGCCACTGCGCAACCTATTGCCTTGTTTGGTCCTGGTATCCTGTGCGTGCGACGCATCGATATCGCCAACCAGGGCTCGATCAACATCGGGAAGGCCCAGGAGTTCTCGATCAACCTGAAGGCGTCGAGCAAGGAACTCTACGGCCAGAACCAGCTGCCCGATCTGGTGGCGCGCGGCACCATCAAGGCGTCGGGCAAGATCAAGGCGGCGCGGTTGTCGGCGCTGGCCATGAACGCGGCATTCTTCGGCCAGACGTTGAATTCCGGCGGCTATCAGTGGAATGTCAACGAAGCGCACAACATTCCGGCTGTGAGTACCTACACCATCACGGTCACCAACAGCGCGACCTTCGATCAGGATCTGGGCGTCACCTATGCCGCGACGGGACAGCCGTTCGTGCTGGTGGCATCGGGGCCGACCGTGGGCCAATATTCGGTCTCGGCCGGTGTTTATACGTTCGCCGCGGCGGACGAAGGCGTCGCCGTTCTGATCACCTATACCTCGACCGTCTCCGGAACCGGCCAAAACATGCTGTTTGCCAACCAGCCGATCGGCACCACGCCGGTGTTTCAGCTCGACTACTGGAACAACGTCGTCCAGCCGAGCGCGTCTCCCTTTGCGGTTCGCGCCTTCCAATGCGTCTCGGACAGCTTCGGGTTGCAGTTCAAGCTGGAGGATTACGCGATGCCGGAAATCGATTTCAGCATGTACTGCAACCCCGCCGGCAACCTGTTCGAGGCGGTCTGGCCGAACCTCGCATAGTCGAGTCGAGTCCTGGGTTTAGTCCGATTTTCTCAAGGGGAAAGTTGAATGTCTTCGATCAAGGTTACGCTGGGCGACAAGGAGTACGATGTTCCGAAGATGAACATCGGGCAGATCGAGGATATGACGGAGCTCGATGCCTCCGCCGCCAAATGGACTTTCCTCGCATTGACGATTCTGATGCGCCGGGCCAATCCTCCGATCGGGGACATCCGGGACATCGAGGCCGAGCCCGGTCACCTGCGCGAGGCCATCGAGAAGATCATGCGCGGTTCGGGATATAATCTCCCTGACTCAAAAAACCTCCAGGCCCCGGATCGGAATCCGGGGCTGGACGCAAGCTAGACAAGTCCTACTGGACCGAGCTGTTCGGCAGGCTGCAGACCGACGGAGGATATACGCCTTCCGAAATCCGCGACATGACGCTGGACGATGTCAATCGCCTGCTGACCTACTGGGGCAAATATCCGCCACTGCGCGATCTCGTGGCCGCCTTCATCGGCTTCGAGATTCCAAAAGACGATCCCGAACAGCAGAAATACATGACGGCCGAAGAATTCAAGCGCATGTTCGCCCTGACGGGCGGCCGCATTCCGGGAATGGGCTGACCAATGGCCAACAGGGTAAGCGTCGAGTTTGGCGCGTCGACCGGCGAACTGAAATCCGCGATCGACGAAGTCAATTCATCGCTCGACAGCATCAAGAGCCATGTCGAGGGTGTGTCGGGCGGCCTGACGTCGCTCGCCGAACTCGCCGGCGTCGCGCTGTCGTTCGAGGGCCTGAAGGCGGGTTTTGATTCCCTTTCCCGGTTTGCCGACCAGATCCAGAACGTCCAGGCCCGCATGGGCGGGTCGCTGGAGTCGATCACGACGCTGTCGGGCGTGGCGACGTTAGCGGGGGTATCGTTCAATTCGCTTTCGGAGGAAGTCGCCCGCGCCAACCTTCAGGTGCAGAAATCAACCTCCGACGCCTATGGGCCGGCCGCGCAGGGACTGAAGGCTCTCGGGCTTTCGGCTAAGGAGCTGACAGGACTTCCTGTCGACCAGTGGTTTTCGAAGGTCTCCGACGCAGTCTCCCGCTTTAATCCATCGATCACGCTGACCAGCAACGTCCAGCAAGCGTTTGGAAGCCGGTTTGCGGAATTGCTGCCGCTGTTGATCCAGGGCTCGGATCATTTCGATGAGCTCCGCGAAGCCGTGCAGAAAGCGCAGGAGGGGCTTTCCGCGACCCTGCCGGGCATCTCCGAGACCGAGGAGAAACTCAACCTGCTGGGCCTGCGCTCAAGGGCTTTTGCCGCGCAGGTGTTCACGGTCCTGAAGCCTGCGATCGATGCGGCGATCGACGCGTTCTCGAGTCTGACCGGCAGCATCTCGGCGGACGATATCCGCGATGCCGCTAACAAGATCGCGAATTATCTGATCGACATCGCCGCTGCTGTCGCGTCCTTCGCGGTGAAGGCCGGCGTCCAGATCGACAATCTCAAGGCCAAATTTTCGAGCTTTCGCCCCGATTTGAATTTCGGAGAGATCGACGGCCCCGCTGAAAGCTTCATCGGCTGGATGGCCAAGATCAGCGGAAACTACGATCGGCTAAAAGATACGCTATCGAGGCCGATCAGCCTCAACTTCAACGGCGAAAGCAGCGGGAAGGGCGACGCCCTCTCCAGCGTTCCCAGGCAGTTGGATGAAATCGCGGAAACCGCCAAGCGGGCACACGACGCCGTTAACGGCGCGATCCCGGTGTCCGGCACCTGGCAGGCGCTCGGCCAGGACGTCGCCAAACTCAATACCGAAGTGCTGGGAGCGGCCGAGAGCTTCACCAAGCTGAACGCCGCCGCCGCCGATAACGGCGCCAAGAATCGCCTCACCGCGCGGGCGACCGAGATCGAGGAAGAGATTGCCGCGGAGAAATCCAAGCTGGAGCGGATCAAGGCGATCTTCAACGAAGAGGCCACCGCCCACAAGATCACCCAGCAGCAAAAAGCTCTTAATACCGAGACCGCGATCGAGCAGGCCTATCAGGCCGAGATGGCGTTCATCGCGCAGAAGGAAGCGCTCTACAAGGGCGACGGCGCCAAATATGCCGAGGTCGAAAAGGAAAAGGCGAAGCTGACCCAGCAGTACCAGAAGGATATGCTAAAAACCGTGCAGGATTCGCAGAAGGAAATGCAGGCGTCCGTCACGCAATACCTGCAGGCCTTCACCGGCGCATTCAATTCGCAGCTGCGCGGGCTGTTGGCGGGAACGACGTCCTGGGCGCAGGCGGCCAAGAACATCGGCACCGATCTGTTCATGAAGTTGATCCAGCTCGGCGAGAACTGGGTGGTGACGCACGCCGCTCAACTGGTTGCGGATGCCGCCACCAGCAAAACGCAGGCAGCCGCCAATGCGCTGACGGCCTCTACGGCGGATGCCGCGGCGGCGTCAGCCAAGGTGACGGTCGATGCGGGTGTTGCCTATGCGGGCGTGTTTGCCAATCAGGCGCCGCTGTTGGGGCCGGCAGCGGCTGCCCCTGCCGCGGCGGCCTATGCGCAGGTGATGGCGATCGGGCTTCCCAAGCTCGATGTCGGCGCCTGGAATATCCCATCGACCATGCCGGCGCTGCTGCATCCGGGGGAAATGGTGATGCCGGCGAATTTCGCGTCGGGCTTCCGGAGCGCCGCGGCGGCCGGCGGCGGTGGCGGGCAGAACGGCGGCCAGGTGGTGTTCGCCCCGCAGATGAGCGCCTTCGACACGACCGGCCTGCAGGCCATGATCAACCGGATGATGCCGCAATTCGCGCGGGCGCTGTCCAGCTATCAAAACCTCAATCCGTCGGTCGCGTAGCCAGGGATCAGTCATGGGGTGGACAGGGCCGGTTTTCCCGACGCTGCCGGGCGAAACCTATCCGAGGAAGCTCGGCCTCAATTGGTCGAGCGTGAAGCAGGATGCGCTCAGTGGCAAGCGCACGCGCTACACGCTGTTTTCCTATCCGACGCACAGTTACGAGCTGCCGTTTTCGTACCTGCGGTCCGATAACGTCAACGCGGAGTGGCAGACGCTGGTCGGCTTCATCAATTCGGTGAACGGTCCGGTCCAGCTGTTCGGCTACACCGATCCCGACGACAATACGGTCGTCAACCAGGATTTCGGGATCGGCGACGGCACGACGCTCGGCCCGTTCCAGCTGGTGCGCGCGCTGGGCGGGTTTGCCGAGCCGGTGTTCCTGCTCAACGGCAACCCGACCATCGAGGTCGCGGCAACGCCGAACACGAACTGGACCGTCGATTCCTATGGAAGAGTAACCTTCACGACCGGCAACGCGCCGGCCGCCGACGCTTCGCTGACCTGGTCGGGATCCTATTATATTCCGTGCCGCTTCGATGACGACAGCAGCGACTTCAGCAAATTCCTGGCGACGATCTGGGAGAACAAGGCGCTGAAGTTTTCCAGCGAGAAGTTGCCGTAACGTGGCGCCGACGCCCGCGCTGGTGACGCTGTTCAACAATTTCCTCGCCGGGCTTGGCGGCCTTCACGTCGCCAGGCTCTACACCATTACGCTGTTCGGCGGCGGCGTGATTCGCTTCACCGATGCCGACTTCGATATCAAGGCCAAAAGCACCAGCACGCGGGTCAACGGCTTTACCTATTCATCCGGCGGCATCCGGGTCGATCAGAAGGAATCCAAGACCCAGGCACATATGAAGATCGGCACCGACACCGACACCTGGGTGGTGGTGCTGATGCCGCGGCCGTTCGATCTGGTCACTGGCGCGGCCTTCCCGGACATGATCGGGGAGGTGCCCTGGCTGCAGGCGGCGCAGGGCGGCGCGCTCGATGCCGCGGACTTTCAGGTCGACGAGGCCTATTTCTCGGCGGTGCCGACCTGGCCGATCCCGCCGGCCGGCGCCGTGCCGGTGGGGTGCCGCACCATCTTCGCCGGCACCGTGGCCGAGGTCGATACCACCAACGCGGTCGCGGTGCTGACCGTCAATGACTACCGGTCGCTGTTCACCATCCAGATGCCGCTGCACTTCTACCAGGCGCAGTGCCGGCACGCCCTGTTCGACAATGGCTGCACGCTGAACGCCGCGAGCTACGCCGTTGCCTGCAACGTCGCGAGCGGCTCGACGCAATCGACCATCCGCGGCAACGGTCTGGCCATTCCGCAGGGCTCCGGCACCTATCAGCTCGGCCGCATCGTCATGACCGGCGGGATGAACAAGACATTCCAGCGCACCATCAAGACCTGGGACGGCTCGTTCACCATCGGACTGCTCAATCCGCTGCCGTTTCCGGTCGCACCGGGCGATACCTTCCTGGCCTATCCCGGCTGCAACAAGCTGTTTTCGACCTGCGGACAGTTCGGCAACCAGCTCAACTACGGCGGCCAGCCCTTCATTCCGCCGCCCGAAACCCAAGGTGGGTAAATGAAGATCATCGATCTCGAAAATCAAAGCCTCGTCGGCATGGTGCTGGTGATCGACGCCGTGGTGTCGGAATTGCTGGTGCCCTATCTGAAGGCGCTGCCGTCCGATCAGCGCCAGGCCGCGATCGCGCGCATCAGCGATCAGGTCGCCGCCAACGGCAAATCGGTGGTCGATCTGGCCCCAAAGGTCCAGCTCGCCAACGCGCAGAAGATCCAGGCCGCGTCGGCGCGGATCGTGCAGGCGGCGATGGCGGACGCGCTCGCGGAAATCGGCAAGACGTGACGGACCAAGACGTGACCGATTCAGAGCGTGCGGCTCGCGATCGCATCGACGCCATCGCGCGCAGCTATATCTCGACGCCGTTTCATGACCATGGCGAAGTCAAGGGCGCCGGCGTCGATTGCGCGACGTTTTTGAAATGCACGTTTCAGGAAGCCGGCATGGTCGAACCATTCCAGCTGGATCACTATTCGCCGCAGTTCTTTCTGCACGGCAAGGAAGAGCGGTACATCGGCTGGATACTCAAGGTCGGTGGACGCGAGATCCCGCAGGATGAAGCGCGGACCGGCGACATCGTGCTCTACAAGATCGGCCTTTGTTTTGCCCATGGCGCGCTGATCATCGAGCCGGGCTGGCCCAGCATCATCCACGCCCATTTCGCGTCGAAATGTGTTCGCCGGGATAACGGGCTGCGGCCGAGGCTTGGGACAGAAATTCTCGACATGAAATTCTTCAGCCTGTTCGCCCCGCGCCGGCCGCAGGGCGACGGGCTGCGGCAATCAGATCAGGTTTAGAATGTGGCTCGGTTCCTTACCGGTATCTTCGGCGCCCAGCAGACATCGCCGCCGGCGACGTCACTGCGCGTCAACACCTCGCTGCAGGGCGTGCCGATCGCGCTGGTGCTCGGAGGTCAGAATCGCGTAGCCGGCAATCTGCTGGACAATTACGGCTTCAACTACCAGAACGCGCCATCATCCGGCGGCGGCAAGGGCGGCGCGGTCTCGGGCGGCGGCAAGGGCAGCAGCGGCAACTACGATTACTTCACCTCGTTCATCATCGGCATCTGCGAGGGCCCGGTCTACAACATCTCGAACATGTGGATCGGCGGCACGCCCGCCAGCTTTCCGGGAACGCCGGACGAGAACGGGCAGTTCTATCTCAACGGCTTCTATTACGAGCAGGAAAACTTTCTCGGCGACTATGCCCAACAGCCGTGGAGCAACACCGAAGCCTACGACGTCTCGCATGCGCAGGCCTATCGCGGCATCTGCTATGCCGCGTTCGCCAATTTTCCGCTGGGATCGTCGCCCGCGATTCCGAACATCACCTTCGAAGTGGTGTCGCCGAACGCGACCGCCATCGCCGGCCAGCCGGACGGGGACGCTTCGGTCGCGCTGACCTCGTTCCTGACCAATCCGTATTACGGCCTGGGATTCCCGGTGTCCCGGCTCGGCTCGTTCGCACAATGGCAGAGCTACTGCCTCGCGCTCGGCCTGGTGGTTTCGCCGGTGATCGCCTCGAGCGTGGCGGCGTCCTCGTTCGTCAACGACTTGACCGACGCCACCAATTCGGCGCCGTGCTGGCAGGACGGGCAATTCACCGTGGTTCCCTATGGGGACGCCGCGGTGACCGCGGGCCAGGTGCGGTCGATCACGGAAACGCATGACGTCCCGGCCGATCAGAACGGCGTCGATTCGCAAGGGAATCCGCTTTACTGGCCGCTGATCGAAGTCAGCTTCTATGCGCTGTTCGCGGGTGACGGCGGGGTCACCTATTCGAGCGGAGCGCCGCTGACCAAAGTCACGACCTATGAGCCGACGGGCTACGCCACCAGCGGAAGCCCGGCGCAGGGCCAGTACTACGAGCAGGGCGGGGTCTATTATTTCAATCCGGGGGACATCAACCAGGAAGTCCTGATCAGCTACGACTACGCCGCGGCGGCATCGTATTATCCGAACACCACGCCGCTGTACGATTTCACGCTCGACGATTTTCTTGCGAACCAGGGCACCATCGGCTCGGGGCTGGCCGTCAACAATTCGCCGCTGATCTGCGTGCGCACCTCGCGCGATCAGATGAACAACGTCGTCAAGGTCGAATATCTCGATCGCCCGAACTCCTATAATCCGGTCGATATCGAGGTCAAGGATGAGGCCTCGATCATCGCCTTCGGCCGCACCCGGCCGAGCGACATCAAGCAGTACCACTTCTTCTGCCTCGCCGGCGCCGCGCAGCAATCGGCGATGCTGCAGCTGGTGCGCCAGCAGATCGCGCGAACGTTCCAGTTCACCTGCGGCCGGCACTTCATGCTCATCCTCGAGCTGATGGCGCTGGTCACGGTGACCGATGAGGGGCAGGGGTTCTTCGAACAGCCCGCCCGCATCATCGAGATCCAGGAGAATTCCGACTTCTCGATCACCGTCACGGCCGAGGAATATCTCGGCACGGTGTCGGCGCCGACCTACGGGACGCAGCCGACCGCCGGCGCCGTGATCAACTACAACGTGGCGCCGGGGCCGGTTAACGCGCCGATCATCTTCGAGCCCACGGACGAACTGAACCAGACCAACGCGCTGGGCGGTTTGCAGATCTGGGGCGCGGTTTCGGGGCAGGATCTGCAGACCTGGGGCGGCTGCTTCGTCTGGGCCAGCTATGACGGGGAGAACTATCAGCGCGTCGGCGAGATCATCGGCCCGTCACGGATGGGTGTCACGTCAGCGGTCACGCCGGCGGTTGCGGCGAATCCGACCGGCCAGCAGACCATCGACACGCAGAACGCCGTTTCGGTCAACGTCGCGGAAAGCGGAGCGACCTTGTCGTCCGGAACGCAGGGCGACGCGCTGGCGCTGAACACCGCCTTCTATCTCGGCGGCGAGATTCTTTCCTACGCCACAGCCACCCTGACGGGAGCCAAGGCCTACAACCTGACCTATCTGGTGCGCGGCGCCTATGGCACCGAATCCGAGATCGCCAGCCATCCGGTCGGCACGCCGTTCGCGCGGCTCGACGGCAACATCTTCGCCTTCGCCTACGACCAGGGCCGGATCGGGGCGACGCTTTATCTTAAATTCCAGTCCTTCAACATCTATCAGGGAGGTCAGCAAAGCCTCGCGGACTGCACGCCCTACACCTACGCGATCACCGGCTCGGCGCTGGCCTCGCCGCTGCCCAGCATCACCAATCTGCGCACCGTGTTCGACGTCAATGCCGGCTTCACCGAACTCGACTGGGACGACATTACGGACTTCCGCGCCTTCAAATACGAGGTGCGCACCGGAACGTCGTTCGCCTCGGCGCTTTCATTGGGGCAGGTGGCGCATCCGCCGTTCCGGGTGCCGGGCAACGGCACCTATTGGGTCGCCGCGGTCGCAACACCGGTTCCGGGCCTGACGGTCTATTCGGAAGCCTGGGAGGATATCGCGGTCGCCGGCGCGGTGATCACGCAAAACGTGGTGCTGACCGTCGACCTCAAGGCCGACAACTGGCCCGGCGCCTTCAGCGGCGGCGCCGGCGTCGACAACGCCATCAACGCCATCCGCACCGGCGGCGGCAACATCCTGACCGATTCCAGCATCCTCGGCACCACGGATATCCTGGAATATGGCGGCGGCATTTCGGGCGAGTATTTTCCGAGCGACGCGGCGTTCCTCGACATCGGCTATGTCGCCAACGCGTCGATCTCGATCCAGTACCAGCCGACCGGCGTTCCGGTCGGACAGAACATCCTCGCGATCGGAGATTTTCTCAACACGCCGGACATTCTCGGCTCGGCGTCGACGCAATACATCACGGTCTATCCGCTGATCAACACCGCGACCGCGACCGGCGGCGATCTCTATTCGCTCGGAGACCTCTACCAGTATCCGGATCTCTACACGTCGGCCGATTACAACTGGAATGGCTTCCAGCGCTTCTCGCCGGGCACCTATCAGGCGCGCGCCATCAACTTCGCGATGCTGCTGGAGACCGTCGATCCGCTGACCATCGCCTACAACCTCGAATTCGTCATCACCATCACCATCCCGCCGCGGATCGATACCTACGCGGTGACGACCTCTTCGTCGGCCAACACCACCATCACTTTCGAGCCGACTGGCGCTTCCGCCACCGCGCCCTTCAATGGCGGGGCCGGCCCGTCCGGCCTGCCGGTGGTGCAATGGGGCATCGTCAACGCCCAGGCCGGCGACGATCTCCTGATCTCGTCGCTGTCGCTGTCGTCGATCACCTTCGAAGTCGTCAACAGCGGGGTGCGGGTGGTGCGAAGCCTGAGCATGACCGTGGAAGGATATTAGAAAATGAAACGCTGCATCATGGCCGCGATGGCGCTGGCGCTGGCCGTCTCGCCGGCGCTGGCCCGGCACAAGCATCCGATGACGGATCACCAGCGCATCCGCATCCTGCAGGAGATGGTCTTTGAATTGCGCATGGCGGCTAAAATGTCGGATTCGCCGGCGTTCCTGAAACACGCCTGGCCATCCTTGAGCGAGGAAGAAAAATCCGCGATCACCGACGTCGGCAAGACGCTGCCCAAAGGCGTCAAATTCGACATCGTCTGCAACGATGCCAGTTGCAGCGAACTCGCCTCCGATATCGACGACGCGCTTGAAGGGGCTGGAATCTCCAGCGGCCTCGATCATGCGGTCGGGCCGCTCGGCTATGGCATCGGCATCACGGTCAACCCGTTCGACCGCCCGGCGGCGGAGCAGGCGATCGCGATGCTGAAAAAAGCGACGAACGGCCGGCTGGCACCCGAGATCGTCAACGGGGCAAGCCCACCGGGCTATGTCTCGATCATCATCGGCAAGCATCCGCCGCAAGCCCGCTGAAACCATCCATTCATCAACAGGACCACCAACGATGCTCGATCGTCTGAACGCGCTGTTGCTTTCGGCCGTCCTGGTGCTGGCGCAGATCGCGCCATCCTGGGCGTCGCAGAATGCGCTGCTGTCGCCGACCACCGGCACGGTCAGCGGCCTGCAGCTCACCAACAATTACAATTCCGCGCTGGATTCACTCAATACCGCCAACTCCGGCGCGACCGCGCCCACCAACCAGCTTTCCGGCTCGGCGTCGCTCGGCAACTGGTGGCTCAACCTGACCTCGGCGCCTTATCCGCTGGGAATGAACGACGGCAGCTCGAACTGGCCCGCGATCGGTTGGCTCGATCCCACGGCGCACGCCTGGAACGTGCAGATCGGTGGCGGCGCCGCCACGCTTGCCAGCGCCTCGACGGTCGATCTCTGCTCGACCCCGCGCAATTACCTGACCATTTCCGGCACCACCACCATCACCAGTTTTGGTGCGACCTGTCCCGCCGGCGTGGTCAAGCTGGTGACGTTTTCGGGCGCGCTGATCCTGACCTACAATGCGACCAGCCTGATCATTCCCGGCGCCAACAATATCTCCCCGACGGTGCCCGGTGACCAGGCGACGCTGGTTTCGCTGGGAAGCGGCAACTGGCAGGTCGCGAGCTACACGCCGGCCTCGGGCGGCGCGCTGATCAATCCGTCGATCGACGTCGGCGACTACATCATGACGAGCCTGACCGCGCCGCCTTCGGCGAAATATCTGTTTTCCTACGGGCAGGCGGTCTCGCGGACGACCTATGCCGCGCTCCTGACCGGCACCACGATCACGCAATCCGTCACGCGAACGACCGGTTCGCCGACACTGACCGGTTTCACCGATACGACCCAAATCCCGACCGGCGCGGCGATCGAGGGCTCCGGCGTTCCGGCGTCCGACACGATCCTCTCCTGCACCCCGACCACCTGCACGATGGCGATCAACGCCACCTCGAGCGGCACGGCGAACGTGACGATCTTTCCGAACGGCAACGGCGACGGCTCGACCACGTTCAATCTGCCGCAGTGCCAGGGCGTGGTGCTGGCAGGCCGTCCCAACATGAGCGGCACGCCGGCCGGCAATCTGACATCGACCTATTTCGGGACCAATCCGAACGCGCTCGGCGCCAGCGGCGGCAGTCAGAGCACGCAACTCGTGGCCGGTTCCAGCGGCAACATTCCGTCGATCACGTCGAACGGAGCCAACAATATCTCGGTCAATCCCGGCGGCAGCGCGGCCCAATACGTGCCCTTCAACACGACGGGATGGGGCGGCGTCGGCACCGGCACCGGCGGCAACGTCGCTCCGATTTCGAATTCGTCCGCTTCGGTCGGCTACACGTCGTCGTTCACCGGGTCCAATCCGATCGCCGTCACATCGAACAACACGGCCGCGTCGCCGACGCCGGTAAGGACGACACAGCCGACCTTGACCGCCAACTGCATGATCCGGGTGCTGGCGATGAATGAGGCGCCTTCGTATCCGTCGTCGTCCTTGGCGGCGAATGACGATTTCGCCGCGCCCGTCGCCGATCGCCGGCGTCAGGCCGCCTGAAGCTCCTTGGAAACGTCCACCATGATCAACCAGGCTTCGCCAAGAGGCTTCGCCGTGGCGCGCCGGCTGTTCCGGATCGCGGCGCTTTGGCTGGCGCTGGTGTCGCCCGTACTCGCCACGCAGGCGACGCTGGTGACGCCGGGGCCGCCCTTGCCGATGACGGGGCTGGCGGCGTTCCTCAATTCAGCCTTCCTCTCGGTCGGATCCTGCAACGGCGGCAACAGCGCGCCGACCAACGGGACCGGAGGGGCTGCCTTCCCCGGCGAGTGCTGGATCAACACCTCCAGCAATCCGTGGGTGTTTTCCTATACCGCGGACGGCGTGCACTGGAGCGAGTTCGGGACGCTGAACACGTCCACCTTCGCCTGGACGTCGTATTCGGGCGGCGCGCTGCTCTCGCCCGGCATCAGCGTGCTCAATCCCGGCACCGGCACGCTCGAGCAAGTGCTGCCGCCGCAGACCGTCACCGGCGCCAGCAAGACCTTTGCGACCGCGGACCTTTTCAAGAAAACCCGCCGCTCCAATTCCGGCTCGGCGATGTCGGACACCTTCCCGGCGTCGTCCGCCACGGGAATGGTCAACGGGACGCGCATCGTCGTCGCCAATGTCGATGCCAGCGCGACCCTGACCATCACGGCCGGCGCCGGCACGGTGATGTCGGCGGGCACCTCGACCGACACCGTCGGACCGGGCCGCGATGTCGCCTACGAGTACGACCTGGCGGCGACGCAATGGCGGCGCGCCTACAACACCGGCACGGCGCTGCTGGGACCGAACAATCTTTCGGACATCGCAAGCGCTGCCACCGCGCGCGGCAATCTCGGGCTCGGCAATGTCGCGACCCAGAATGCCGGCACCGGACTTGCGAACAGCGGTGCCAATCTCAATCTGCAGCCGGCGTCGGCGAGCGTCATCGGCGGCGTCGAGTCGATCACCTGCGCCACCCACCTGTGGCTCAATACGATCTCGATCCTCGGCGTTCCGGTTTGCGCGCAACCCGGCTTTTCCGATCTCACCGGCGCCATTGCGGCCGGACAGTTCACCACCGGGCCGGGCATCGTCACGCTCGCGATGCTCAACAACACCGGCGCCGGCGCGGTATTCACCGGCAACCCGACGGGCTCCGCGGCGGCGAGAACCGATTTCACGCTGGCAGGCCTGACGGCGCTGCCCTCTCCGAGTTCGACACTCGACCTGCTTCCGTGCGTCGATCATACAACCGGAACCATCAAGAGCTGCACGCCGAGCGCGTTGTCGAGCTCGGTCGGCAGCGGCGTCACGTCGCTGAACGGCCAGACCGGCGCGCTCACGTCGTATTCCGCCCCGCAGGGGCGGCTGACGCTTACCAGCGGCGTCGCCATTACGACGACGGACGTCGCCGGCGCCGCGACGCTTTTTTACACGCCAGCCGTCGGCAACATCTGCCTGATCTACGACGGGACCAACCTGATCCCGACGGTGTTCACGCAGCTGTCGCAGGCGACGACGGACACCACCAAGAGCCCGGCAGCGGTTGCTGCGAACTCCGTCTATTTCATCGTGGTCTGGAACGATTCAGGCACGCTCCGCGCCACACGAACTTATGCATGGGCGTCAGACACCTCGCCAGGCACCGGCTCGGGTACGGCCGAGGTCGACTACACGACGCCGCTGCCGACCAACAAGTGGGCCATCACCAACGGCCCGGCGGCAAATCGCGGGATCATTGTCGGTGCTGTTCGGTCCAACGCATCGTCGCTGCTGATGGACACCCAGGCGTTTCGCTGGGTCTCCAATATCTACAACGCGACGCCTCGCACCATGCAGGTCACCGATCCGGCGGTATCATGGACCTACACGACGGCGGCGTTCGAGCAGGCGCATGCCAACAGCGCCAACCAACTCGACCTTCTGCAGGCTCTGCCAGGCGGGCTCGTATCCGCCAATGTCGCCGGTTCTGCCAGTAATTCTTCCGGCACCGTCCTGTTCGGTGTCGGCATTGATCTTGATACCCTCGTCACGACAGGCCTCACGGTCGGCCTGGGCTCGATCGGCGCATCGCCGGCCGGCGATCCCGTCGGGTTGTCCGCTCTATATGCCGGTTATCCGGGGCAGGGACGACATATCCTGATCTGGAAAGAGTACTCCGCCGCCACGGGTACGACGATCTGGTTCGGCACCAATACAACTCACATGACCCAGGCCGGTATCCAGGGCGTGGTGCAGAACTGATGCGCTCGCTTGGCCGCGGCGCGATCGTGAAACGCGCAATCCTGGCTTTCCTGGCCCTGGCGCTTTTCGCCAGCAGCCCGGCGTTGCCGCAGATTCCCGGCCATTCGTTCGGTCTCAGCAATGTAGACCCTTACATCCTCAACAATCTGACGCCGCATGGAAATCCCAACGACCTCACGAACACGGCGGGACGGACCATGGTGTCTCCCGTTCTCGGGGTCGGGCAGCGCACCATCGTGCTTCTCGTGTGGGGACAGTCGAACAGCGAATGCGCGGCAACGGGGTCTCTCTTTACGCCGGCGCACCCCACCGTTGTCCAAAATCTCAGCGTGGACAACGGGGCCGTTTATCAAGCCGTCGAGCCGCTACTTGGCTGCGGCGTTGGCGGCGGCGCCTGGTCGACACAGCTCGCGGACGCCCTGATTACCGACAACTATGCCGACCGCGTCATTATCGAGACCATCGGCGTCGGAGGCACCAAGTCTGCCGATTGGGCAGCTGGTGGATATCTGAACCATCGCATCGGAGTTGCCGCCCGGCGCTATCTGGCGATGGGGATCTCGCCCACGCGGCTCTTTGGTTTGACGCATCAAGGCGAAGATGATTGTGCGGCCGGGACTTCGCAGTCCGCCTATGCCACGACGAAGGCGAGCGAAATAGCCACCTGGCGCGCGATCATTTCCGGCCTGATCGTCTTCATCGCGCAGGCATCCTATCAGCTCGGAACAACGTGCTCGGCCATCACGGCGGCGCAAGCCGGTCTTGTGGACAACGTGACGACCTTCTCACTCGGGAATTTCGACGTGATCCCCGCCGGCAATCGCATCGGCTCGCCGGGAACGGATTACAACGGCGCCGGCATGACGCAGGCTGCCGGCATCGCCAAGGCGCAGATCGAAGCGTATCTCAACACGCATTAACCGGCTGGTGGGAAGAGGCCACGATTTGCACGTGGATCACCCGCTACCGATGCGGGTGCTCTACTCCTTGAGCTACTCTCGACACATTCAACCTACCATACTCCGGAGATTTTCCCCATGACCGATACCGTTTCCGCGGGCGCTCCCGCCATGCCCGTCACCCCGCGCGTGGTCGATATCTACCACGGCGACATCATGGTCAGCGACGTGCACCGCACCGATCCGGTGGCGGATTTCGCCGTGCTGAAGCAGGCCGGGATCTGGGGCCTGATCCACAAGGCCACGCAAGGCATCGGCGAGCACGATCCGGCCTACGCGTCGCGCAGCAAAAATGCGAGGGCCGCCGGGCTGCTGACGGCCGGCTATCACTTCAACACCGGCGATACGATTCCCGGTCAGGTCAATCATTTCTTCGACGCGGCGCAGCCCGACGCGCAGACCATGCTCGCGCTGGATTTCGAGGACAACCGGCAAAGCCAGATGACGCTGTCGGAAGCGGTGCAGTTCCTGCAGCTCGCCGACGAGAAGCTCGGCCGGCTGCTGTGGCTCTACAGCGGCAACCGCATCAAGGAATTGATCGGCAACGCCTCGGCCGAGGTGCGCGCGACCTTTGCGAAACGAAAATTCTGGCTATGCCAGTACGGACCGCGCGCCCGCATGACCGACAGCAACGGGCACCAGCTGCCCTGGGCCCGGCCGACGCTGTGGCAGTTCACCGGCGACGGCATCGGGCCGGTGCCGCACACGCTGCCCGGAATCATCACCCGCGGCGTCGACATCAACAGCTATGCCGGCACGTTCGACGAGCTGAAGGCGGACTGGGTCGCGTGCGCGGCCTGATCGCGATCGGGCTGCTGGTGCTGCTTGCCGGGAGCGCTCTCGCGCATCCGCGGCATCATCGCCCGCGCGCGCCGCACGATCGATGCGAGGCGATCGGCATCATGTATGTGCGCTGCATCTGGAAGGCGGCGCTTCCGTGAAGCTCGGCGATGTCATCAAGGCGATCGACGAAGAGGCGATCGAAACCGTCAAGACCGAATTTCGCAACGTGTTTGCGACGGATCTGCCGGACTCGGAAAAAGACCAGCAGCTCGCGCTCGGCTTCGATCGGGTGAAGGCGTTCCATGCCCGCGCGATCGCCATGGCCAATGTCAAGTTCAAGGAAGCATCATGATCCGTATTCGCTTCGTTACCGGAAACGACTTCGCGTCGAAACTGATCCGGATGCAGGCCGGCGTCTCGATGCCGTTCACGCCGAGCCATGCCGAGGCGCTGACGCCGGACGGCAAGTTCTATATCGGCGCGCATTTCGACGGCGGCGTGCTGGCGCGGCCGGTCGGATACGATGCCGGCGAATTGCTGACATTGCCCGACGGATCCCTGTCAGAACGCATCGTCCCGCTGCCGTGCACGCCGGAGCAGGAAGCGGCGTTCTACGCTTTTCTGCAGGCGAAGATCGGCGAGCCCTACGACTGGCAATCGATCTTCGGCTTCGTGGCGCCGGATCTGCATACGCATCTGCTCGACCACATCATCTGTTCGGCGCTGATGACGGACGGGCTGCGCGCGCCCAAGTGCGAGATCTTCCGGTGGCCGCTGACGGTGCCGTTCCATCACGTCACGCCGCGCGACCTGATGTTGATCCTGTCCAGCCACGTTCGAATTGATCATTAGCAGGGAGAGATTTCAGATGAAGATGAAGATCGTCCTGGCGCTGGTGCTGGCCTGTTCATTGGGCGGCTGCGCGGCGCTTCCCCTCGCCACCGGTCTCGCGGTCGCCGGCGTCGGCATCTCCGCCGGCGCGCTGGCCATCACCGCCTATCACAATTGCAAGGCCGACGGCGGATGCAAGGAAGTGCAATTGCCGAAGTAACCCGCTGTTTTCGATTTCAAACAAGGAGACGGAAAATGAATATCAACGTGACGATGCCGACCAAACATCAGGCGGCCGTGATCGCGTCGCATCTGGTGGTCGGCGCGGGCTCGGCGATCGCGGCGCTCTCGTTCTTCGGCGCGCTCGACGCCAGCCAGGTCAAGGAGGCGACGCAGGACGTCGACCACATCGCCGCCGACCTGAAGGATCTCTACGGCTCGATCGCCTCGCTGGCGACGCTGGCGATGATCGCCTACTCGGCGGTCAAGTCCGGTCCGTTCGCGAGCTTCTTCCGCTCGGCGGCCGCCATCGCCGGCAGCCCAAAGATGATCGACCAGGTGAAGCTCGCCAGCTTCGACCAGAAGGTCAATGTGGTGGCGATCACCGATCAGCTGCCGGAGGTCGCCGGCGTCGCCACGATCGACACCAGGAGCGGCCAGGCGCTGGCGACGGCGGTGCCGAGCAATACCGTGCAGGTCGGCAAGGTCGCGGCGGTGCTGCTCGCGATGTTCGTGGTCGGCATGATGGCGGCCGCACCGGCATCCGCGCAGCCTAAGGCGCACGCGGCCGCGCCGGCGGCTCCGACCAAGGCGTGCCCGCTGCCATGGGACCCGTTGGGGCTGTGCGGACTGTTGACCGGCAATATATCCGAAGACGTGCAGCGCGTGTCCAAGCGCATCGCCAAGATCAACAAGGACGATCTGACCTATGCCATCGCCAAGGCAAAGGGCGCCAACACCAACGGCAGCAAGGTCCGGCTGCAGTGCTTGACCGCGATCTCGGCGGCGGCCGATCAGGTCAGCGGTGACGGATTGAAGGACGCCGGCGGTAATCCGCTGGTACGTCCCGACCCCGCGCTGATCACCGATATCGAGGATATAGCGGAGCTGATCGACAATCTGTCGCCGCAGGGTGTGCTGCTGACGGCCTGCGCCGGCACGGCGCAAATGTTCAAGGTCACCGCGCTGCAGGCCGTCAATGGAATCGTGACGGGCGCGGCAGGACTCGCGGCCGCCTCGGCGGTCGGCCTTTAAGCCAATGACCGACGCTGCCGCCGTCGACGCTCGCGTCACCCGGCTCGAGTCCGAAATCAAATCCGGATTCAAGCGCATCGAGGACCTGCTGCGCCAGGAGATCAACGATCTCAAGACCGACCAGATCAATGACCTGCGCAAGCAGAACGAGCGCCTGAGCGACGACCAGCGCCGGCTCTGGGATCGTCTCACCGATATGGAGCGGCGTGAGAATCGCCGCACCGGCGATCATCTGGGCCAGAGCCGCGTGCTGGGCGCGATCGGGCATTTCCTGTCGGCGGCCGCCGGCGGGGCCATCACCTGGCTGGCGACCTGGCTGTCGAAGGGCGGCGGCACGCCGCCGCCGCATTACTGAAAACCGAAAGGCATTCATCATGTTGAAAACCGCATGCGCGGCGGCGTTGCTGTGCGCGCTCGCCATCCCCGCGTCGGCCGAATCCGGCCTGGCGTCCTGGTACGGCGCCGAGAGCGGCCGCCAGACCGCGAGCGGGCAGCGCTTTCACCCCGAGGGCGCGACCTGTGCGATGCGGACGCATCATTGGCGCTGGGTCACCGTCACCGTGCTGGCGACCGGGCGCAGCGCGCGCTGCTACGTCAATGATTTCGGTCCGGCGAGCTGGACCGGCCGCGTGATCGACGTCAGCCACGGCATCGCGCGCGAGCTCGGCTTTGTCGGTGCCGGCGTGGCGCGGGTGTCCGTGCAATGAGCGCCGAGAACCGCAGGCTGCTGCTGGCGATCGCCGCGATGCTGGCGATCGGCGGTTATCTCTACACGGTCAAGCTGGGCCACTCCCGGGATCTCGGGCAATGGGGGGCCATCAACAACGACCCCGCGATCCGCGAATGGTACCAGAATTTGAGGCAGCCGGATCAACCGGCCGCATCGTGCTGCGGCGAGGCCGACGCCTATTGGGCGGACGAGATTCACGTCAGGAACGGCAAGGTCTATGCCGTGATTACCGACGACAGGCCAGACGCGCCACGGATGCGTCCACATGTCCCGATCGGCACCGAGATCGAGGTGCCTGCGCAAAAATTCAAATGGGGAGCGGGCGACACCGACCCGACGCCACAGCGCAATCCGAGCGGCCATGGTGTGATCTTCCTGAGCCGCACCTGGTTCGTTTACTGCTACGTGGCGCCCGGCGGCGTCTGACGGCCTTCTCTTAAAAATTACCGGAGAAAATCAAATGAAGATCATCCGCAATCTGGCGGCGGCTTGCTGTGTCTGGGCTCTCGCGTCAGCGGCGCCGGCACTGGCGACCACGCAGTGGCCGACAACGACAGCCGGAGAGAGTTCGGTCGGTTCGGTGATGTTCGGTTGCGAAAACGGCAGCGGACAATGGGTGCCGGCAACGACCGCTGGACAATGTGGAGGATCTAGCGGGGGATCGTCGACCCCGTTCACGCCGAGCAACGTGTTCGGAACCCTGACTGCGACCGCGTCGCCCTCGGCATCTACCGCGCTGCCGACCAGTACCGGCACGGTTGAATTTGCCAACCTGACCTCGGCCTATGTGTCGTGCACGTTTGCGAGCGGGGCTGCCACCGGCGTCGTCAACAACGTCATCCTGCCGCCGATGAGCGTCAAGGATATCGGCGTCACTGGTTTCGACCACGTCTCCTGTATAGATCAGACCGGAAGCACAGGATCGAACCAGATCCTGATGGCGGGTGGTTCGGGCAACGGCACCGGATTTGGCGGCGGGTCGAGTGGCACTGGCGGCGGCGCCATCACAGCGGCGGTCGGATCTTATGCGGCCGGTGCGCTTTCCGCAGGGGCTTTCGCGACCGGCGCCGGCGTCGATGGCTGGGACCTGACGCAGGGAGCCAAGGCCGACGCCGCCTATGGCGGTTCGGGTTCGGCGTCCGTCATCGCCCTCCTCAAGGGCGTCTATGCCGCTCTCGGTACGCTCAACACGACGGCGGGTAATCCGCTGGCGACGCAGGCGATCTCGAACATTATCGGCGGTGTCGGTCTCAATGCGACGCCATCGCTGGTGAACGGCAACGGCGTGGTACCGACGCAGGGTGGTACGGCTTTAAGCGCGACCAACCCCGCGTTCGAAACGCAAATTCCAGGTACACTCGCGCTGGGGCAAACGTTTGTTTCCGGCACCGTCTCAGCTGCCATGACGGGAACATCGAGCACCCAGGTGGTGGCAGCGGTCGCGAGCAAGCGGCTCTACATCACCCGGGTGAAGTGCAACAATTCAAGCACGACCGTCAATACGCTGGTTCAAATTCAAGACGGCAGCGGCGGGACTGTACTCGACACATTGGTCGCTGCAGACAATTTCGGCGGCGAGCAGGGCACCAATGCGTACCCTCTGTTCTGGACCACGGCGGGCAATGGTCTCTATGCGCAGGACGTCACGACTGGAGCCAGCGTGATCTGCTCGGCATCCGGCTACTCGGGTTAATCACAATGAAAAATTATCTCCGATATGCCCTGATCGCGCTGGGGCTGCTGGTATCGTCGCAGGCGGGGGCGGCGACACGTTTCTGGAATCCATATTCCGTGACGGGAGCGGGCACCGGAACGACCAACGTAGGTCAGTGTAAGCTCACGATATCGCCTGCCATTGTCGGCGGCGGCCTCCTGGTCGGAACTTCGGTGACTGTTGTCGGCATCACCGGGGTGACGGGATGTAATGGTACGTTTTCGATCAGTGCTGTGGACGACACCACGCACATCGAACTGGCTGGATCGACATTTGGTGCGGGCACATTCGGCGGCCCGGCTTGCGCGTCGGGCGGATTATGGACTGCATCTAATACAGCCAGCTGGGCGGCGTCATCGACGGCTACGTGTGGTTCCGGGGGATCATCCGCTCCCGGCACGGCAGATACGGCTACGTTCGATGCCAATTCGCTGCTCGGAACCGTTGCTCTCGATTCCACGATGAACAATGCCACCATCGCAGCTTTAACGTTGGGTGCATATAATGGTGGCCTGAATTTCAACGGTCAAAACTTGAATATCTCATCCGTCGGCAACGGTCTTTTGGCCAACAGCACGGGCTCTCCTGTTATAACGTTGGGTTCCGGAACTCTCACTTTGAATGGTTCTACACCGTGGGATATGACGAACGCCAACGGGTCGTCCACGTTCAATTCGGGGACGATTGTCATAAATGCCAGCGGCTTTACTGGAAACTCCGCGAGTTTCGCCGGAGCGGGCAAGACTTACGGAACGGTGAAGTTCAACAGCAGAACCAATGCCACAGAAAACGCGATCACGGGATCAAATTCATTTGGCACGTTGATTTTCAATGGTCCCGGACGTTACACGCTGACTTCCGCCACGACGAATACAATCACGGGAGCGCTCACGATAACCGGGGCATCAAATGGTTTGGTCGAGCTGTCCGGCTCCAGTACGAACTCGACTTCGGTGGCAACGTTAGCCGTGACCGGAGCCACGCTTTCGGCCTCATGGGGAGCGTTCAAGCAGATCACGGTCACCGGTGGGCCCCTGTTGCCGACGAGCTCATTCGATCTCGGTGGTAACACCGGGATCACGGTGAGCGCGCCATCCAGCGGCGGGTCCCGGTGTATCGGATGCTGAACATGAAGAACATTGTTCGCCTCCTCGTTCTATCGCTGGTTTTGATCGGCGCGGGCCTCGGTTCCGTCAGCGCGAAGCCTTTCATCGGTGAACCCAAGCTGCCGTTCTCGGTCTCGGTGCTGCATCAGGCTGCGATGCACGGATCAATTCCGACTTACGCCAACACCTGCGGCATCCAGCCGGTCGGGCAGAACTGGTGCGTCGGGCTTGTGACGGGCTACACGGTTTTCACGCCTTCGGCGGGGACCAAAATAGTTCTGGTTTCGAGCAGTGCTCCGGGGAATTGCACAGCAGTTACCGCAGCATCGTTAGGCATTACGTCCAGCACCCAATTATCGTCCATTAGTAGTTGGGCTACCACTTCGTGCTCGACGTTGGGTGCAGCGCAAGCTCTCATGCGCAATAACCAGCCAGACTGGATGGTTCTCAAGCGCAGCGATACTTGGGCGGGAAGTCTTAACTCGACGTCAAATGACAATTGGGGAAAGTCGGGGCTTTCCAACAATGAACTGATGCTGGTGATTGCTGGTGGGACCGGAGCACGTCCGATAATAAGCCAGTCCACTTCTGACAATATATCTTGCTGGACAACAAATCAGCATAACGGCGAGTACATGGCTTTCGTCGGGCTCAACTGCGAAAGTGCAGTACATGATCCGGCTTCTCCGTTTTTTCAGGGAGCTACGCTCACGGCCGATACGGGCGTCGCCAATTGCGGGACAGCGAATGTCATCTGCAATATTAACGCAGGGGCGGGCATACCTTCGCAGATTTATACATCCGCAAGTTTTTCCATCATCGGAAACGGCATCAACAGTTTTTCCCCTCTTACATTGACTATAACCGGGGCAGTCACCGGAACGACCAACGTAGGCCAGTGCAAGCTGACTGTCAGCAGCACGACCGGCGTGGCGATCGGTCAGGCAGTGGCTGTGACTGGCATTGCTGGCGCAACTGGAACGGCGTGTAACGCCACGACGACGGTAAGCGCTGTTGACGATAGCACTCATCTTGAATTGGCTGGAACTACGTTTGCTGGAACATATTCAAGCGGTGGTTCCGTGGCTTTTACGATTGCCGCAGCTCAGACTTCAATTCTGATGAATGCGAACGCATCATTCACCGCGACCCAGATGAAGATCCAGATCCAGACGCGGAATGCAAATGCAGGCGTCTCGATGAACGGCACGACCAACACTTTAATTATCGAGGACGATAGATTCGATTATGGGGCTTTTGCCACCGTTGGCGGCGGCACTGTTGCGGGAGGCTATCCAATCGTAAACCAGTTTTTTAGGCGAAGCATATTTAACGGGTCAACTCAAAACACAGCCAATCTCTTCATACCTGCAAATTGTCTCTCGACATACAGCCCGACTTGCCCCAGCACCGGCCAGATCACGATAGAGGAAAATGCTTCGAACTTTGGCGCTTGGAATCCAAATGTATGGGCTTATTTTGCGACGTCGCTGGATCACACATGGTATCTGCACAACCCGCAGGCTCCGATCTATATTCACGGAAACTCGGTATTCAATAATGCGGCAGATGGCCAGTACCGTGACTGCGGCACGGCCATAAATAACTTGTTCTGGAAAAATTCAGGTGCGCTTGCAGCCAACCTTCAGGACAACCCCTGTTTCATTTCCTACAATGTAGTTGAGCAGGCAAACGACAACATTGTTGCTAACAGAACTGCAACCGCTGCCGCTACTTCCGGCACCGTTCTTTCGATAGACGGCGTTCTAGCGGCGGCTATCGGAAGCGCCAGTGGTAATGGTATTGTCAACCTTTCCAATCCCGGATCGATTCCGAACACAGCTTTTATAGCATCCGCAAGAGATGGATTTTCTGTAAACCTCAGCACGGCAATTACTGCTGGCATTCGCGGCAACGGTGTTCAGATTGGCGACAACATACAAATTTGGGCTGGAAACGGTTACGGCATACTGGCGAACATCTCTGGAATTTTTGTTGATAACGGTCCCGCGACCATCGGGGTCACCGGAGAATTTGCTACTGGCTCCATCGTCTCTTCCGTCTCGGCGGCCTTGCCAGCTATCGTGACGGAGCCAAGCATTGCCTCTGCAAGAAGTCAGGACGAGCCATTCCAGTTCAAACAAGCCCCCGCTGTAAATTATTCTGGCAGCGGCTACGGAGCTTCCGTCACCGGGACCCTCACATGGGCAGGCGCTGGTTGTTCGGTTAATCCGGTGTTGAATGCATCGACAAATTCGGCTGGCAACATCACAACGATCAACAGTATCACCACGGCTGGGACATGCTCCACGCAGCCGGGTGCGTCGATTGCTTCTTGGACTCCCAGCGCGGGTCTCAGCGTTGGAACCGGCGTTACCATCATTTATTCCACAGGGACACCCGGCGCGTTGCCCGCAGGGCTTTCGTTGAACACGTGGTATTGCGCCGATCCCGCTAATGGCAGCTCGACCGCCTATCCGGTCTACGCCGCCAACGGCAGCGGGCTTTGTGCGGGCGGGACCGACATCGATACCCATCTAGGAACAACCGGCTCTAACATTGCCCGAACCGGAAGCACTCTGTTCAAGTTCTCGATTGTCGAAAATTCAATGCCTGCGGTAAACATTCCATCGTATGTCACGGCGGACGCTACCTGCGCGGCAGGGACTAACGTGTTTGTTGGTGCGAGTTTCGCCTTTCCGCAAACGATCAGCGGGTCACAGGGCGGAACAACAGCAAAATTTATTTCGTCGGATAAAACAACGCTTGTGACATGCGATCCTTCTATTGCGGCAATCGGCGGGTCGGTGCCTGTTGGGGACGGCGGCCAGACATTCTTGTTTAATCTTCCTAACAATCCCAATACCCCAATTGCCCGGTTCGGCCCGAACAACCTGTTTATTAATCAAGGCAGCAACACTTCCGGATCTGGGTCTCCCGCCATTATCTGGGAAACCCAGACGAGCGGTAACAACGGCAGCGGCAACTATATTTATTATTGGAGCAAGACGAACGTTTCAAACAACACAAGTGATGTCGGATTTTCCGGAACCAATCTCCCGGCACTTGCAACATCGCAGGTGATGAATTGCGGCACCAAAACCGTCCCATGCTCGACGATTTATCCGAATGCCAACGTCGAAGCCTATGACGCCGCGAACAACGGCAGCGGTTTCAATGGCACAGTGACCTGTAACAGCCCATGCACATTCAATCCGGGTGCGGGTAGCAGCTATGATGGCGGCACACTCGTGATCAACAGCGGGACCGCTCCTGCGATCTTCGACTATGTATTTTGCACGGGCTGTGCGCAATTCATGCAGGTTGTGTCCGGCTCGGGCACGTCGTTCACGGTTTCCGCGCCTCCCGGTACGCTGTCAAATGTCGGCCCCGTTGCTATGACGAACGGCTCGGGCAATCACTACATTGCGCAAGCGATGACGCAGAACGCGCAATCCGGCTGGAACACGACATGGATCGCCGCTGCGGCTAACAACTACATGCGCAGCGGCCAGCCCGGAACTATTCCGTGCGGCAGTCCGACGGCATTCCTTCCAATCGTCCCGCCCGCGTGCCCACAGCAGAACTGGCTACTAGAACGAGACATCAATCCAGCTTCGAACGATAATAGTCCGGTGGGGCTGGCGAAGGCAGCTTGAATCTACCGCCGGATATCCAGCGCCTCATCGGAACCTCGAAATATCGAAACACAAAAATAGATACCGCGATCGTGACGGCAATAATTGCTGCGCCATAGCTCAGCGGTACCGGGCCTCCGAACAAGCGCGGCCAAACATTGTCGACAAAAACCGTCAGCATGAACGCATGCAGCATGTAGATGGCGTATGACGCGTTGCCCAGTTCGGCGTAGATCTTCCGGTTGAACAACGAATTGTTGCTCAGCGCAGCAAAAAAGACGGTCGTGACTAAAGCGGTGAGGATGAACAAGGTGTTCGCTTGAAAGATCATCAGCACAACCGAGAATACGAAGGCGCCGAAGCTCAACCATTCGCTACCGGCGACCCTCGCTTTCATTGGTATCCACGAAATCAGAACACCGATCGTGAAGGTGGGCAGCGCACGAAGTGGGTTGTCTAGGAGTGTCCACGGGTAGTCAGCGGTGAGAACGGTCCCGACGATTACAATGTCGGCAACTATCAAAGCCACGAGCGCAAGGAATCCGCATCGTCGATACAGTAAGATGATTGCCGGGAAGACCAGATACATCGACCATTCGACGCTGATTGACCATGAGGGGAAGTTATAGGGCAATGAGGCGTGCAGCGGCCATGACCTCATCAGCAGCACTTCTTGCAGGATCAGAAATAAGTTTGCCTTATCGGGGTGATGACCAAGGCCAAGCAGCCCAGGCACAAGAAATAAACTCAGCGTGAGGATGTGCAGCGGATATATTCGCGCGATGCGCCGCCGCAGGTATGTGAAGATGCCGTCACCGCCTGAAACGGATTCGGAATAGGTTAATCCGATCACGAAGCCTGACAAGATGAAAAAGAAATCGACGAAAAACGTGAAGTTGCCTACGGCGGCGCCAAATCCGTATGACGCGTCATATTTTGCAAAAATGCTGAAATGCAATACGGCGACGCCAGTCGCGGCGATAAACCGATAGAAATCCAAAGCACCGTAGTGACGGGGTGACAT